GTTAGCTGAACTTGGATATAAAGTGAATACGAAAGCCCAAAACCCTTGAAAATCAGGACTTTAATTTTCTAGTTTCAATCGTGCCAATTGCCTGTCCCTGGCTAAAACCATTGTACAGCAATACATTCCCCTTGTTCTATTTAAAATCGCCAAGAACGGTTGGCATAATTGACTAACGAGATAATCAGCATTTGGCACGATTGAGCCTGGTTAAATTGGATTATTTTAAGGACAAAAACAGTATTTTTGTCATTTAGCACGATTGATCAAGGACAAAATTCTTGAAAAAGAAAAAACCCTGTAGTTGATGTACAGGGTTTTGTTTTGGTATCATTTAATTAAGAAGGTTTCTAATTCCTTGGGAATACCCTTTCCCTTCCCCAAGGGTTTTAAGGGTATTCCATTCCTCTTCTGATAATTTAACCTGACGGCACTTCCCGTCAATTTTTGGTTTATTATTATGGGACTTGGGGTTTTTCCCTCTCCCATCAGGGATGGGGATTTTGACTGTTAGGGTTGTTTCACTAGTGCCGTTACCAAACGGTTTGTCGTAGTCACAAGACTTTTTGACTTCCTTTTTTATCTTTATTCCCGTTGGTATATGAATATACCAATCCGATTTTTTGCAATGATTCCAAAGCTTACCGGGATTTTCGTAAGCTTCTATCATATAGATATCGTCAGCGATATCTATATCTCCTAAACCTGTCTCAATGATATCTGGGATATCATTGTAATTTCCAGAAGCTATGCTTTTAGCATAAGAATCTGAAAGTTTATTGTAGCTTGTGTAAGCGTAATATGCTGTGTACACAAAAGTGTCATATTTTGTCATTTTTATCCTTAAATGCTTACAATCCATCCGCAAATAGCATTGCTGTATTTATGTCCTTCAACATCAACTGAAGGAATTTGACCAACTTTGAACTTAAATTCAATTGGTTCTTGAGAGTTGGCTTTTGCGACAAACTCAATTATTGCCCCTATAGGCAATTCGTACTCAGCAATACACCACTTTCCGTGGTTGCCTCTATTGCCGATTAGCTCCCATTCTGGCTTAGAAAGTGGTTTCAAAACTTCATAAATTGGTTTTCCGTTGATGCGAACCATGGCAGAGCGCCAGTTCGTTGTGTGAGATTCACGCCCGGTTTTTACTTGAACTTTCATTGGTTGTGGTTGTGGTGTTACTTGTGTCATTGCCTCTAATTTTGCTTCTAATACACACAGTCGGTCAACGAATGAGCGCAAGCCATTCTTTATAGCCCGCAAACAGGCTTGAATTTGATGCTTGATTGTACGGATCTTGAAAGAGATGGTTGTGGACATTTGTTTGCTCCCTGTTTGTTTATATTTCTATAATAAGATAAAGAAAATAATGTCAATACTGAAATTAATAAATTTATTTAAGACATGAAGCAGATAAGTAAATACAAAAATCCCCAATCCTTGATAGAAGAACTGGGGATTTAATCAACCTACTTCATCTGGTATGTATTTATCGTTGTATGTTTGAATTATTTGACAATATCTAAGCGCACTTTGAGGGCTATATTCATAGATGCTTTTCATCTGATCAACTTGACTGGGTAGCATATCAGGGAATTGAATCAAAATCTCCAGTATTGGTAGCTTAACTTTCTCTTTTTTCAGCATCAGGCTAAGTCTTTTTTCAACATCTTCTTTGGTTCTTTTAAGCGCAATTCCGACTTGTGCAATGTGGCTGTTTTCAATTTCTTTCATTAAAGTTCTGTCTTCTTCAGTAGTCCATTTTCTTGATGTATTTAATTCTCTTTTTGGAACTACAATATTAATATGTCCTTCCACGATTCTTCTTCTGTAATACCGTACTTTTGATAATTCAATTCCCAGTATTCTGGCGGCTTTAGGGCATTTTTCACGTGCTATAATTTCTAATTGTTCTTTGCTGATCATGATAGTTACTGATGTTCAATATTTGTCTCGCTATAAAAGAAGGCTCACAATATCTCTTTCTATAGTACTCAGAGATTTGTGTCGTATATTTTCAGAAAGGGCATTAATGTAATTGATATATTTCATGATCAAAGTTGTTAAAAAAGCAACAAAAAAGAGGTTTTTGTTGCTAGTGGTGACAAACCTGTTAACTTTATTCGAGATTTTATTAGCTTAACTTTTATTTATTAAAATGTCAATTATTCAATTGGCAACAATAAAAATATCTGCAATAATAATTAGTAGTTTCAAGGATTAATATTATGGCTGAATTATCAATTGATCAGCAGTTTCAGTTAGCTGCTTTTGAAGTTCAAGTAAGGCAAATGTCGCGGGAACAAGCACAAGAATTTTTGATTAATTTGTTCAAGCAATATCAAACTCAAAGGGCAGCTTACATTGAACTTTTAGGACATCAGTGGGGAATTAGCTATATCCCATAATTGGTTTTTAGTCCCACTGTTTGCTGTTATATTTTTTGTGGGACTAACATATTTATTTATATGCTTTACGTAATTGAATCTAGTAACAACTTATATAAGATTGGTATTTCTAATAATCCGCTTAAACGACTTAACCAATTACAAGTAGGTAATGGTGAAAAGTTAAAGATGGTTGCCATGCTGAATGTACAGAATGAAAAAATTACTGAGAAAAGAATACACTCAATGTTATGGCAAAATAAAAGTATTTTTGGTAGAAATAATGAATGGTTTAATTTAAGTAATGAGCTATTAAATTGGTTGTTGGAATACTTACAGACTTGTTAAGAAATAAGGAACTACCTGCTTGTTAGTTCCTTACCAAGGATTCATCTTGAATGTACATAAACATGATATCATAATTACACCTAAATCTGAGTAAAAAAGACATGAAAACAATTCTTGAAAGACTGAAAACAAGACTATCAACTCATCTTGAATGGGTAAACGAAATGATAGAAGATGAACATGGCGTTAATGCCGCAGACGATGATGATTGGGAAACCACTGTTGAGTTGTATAAGAATCAACAGCATGAGTTTGAACAGCTTATTGATTCAGTGGATTTATTAATAGAAGATTCAAGTAATCTTGAAGCTTTACGTTTGATTCCAGATTTTGTAAAATTCTTGAATGAAATGGCTGAAATAGAAGATACAGAAGTTGGCTTTCAAAAAATAAATGAAGAGAAAAATTTGCTTGAGCAACTCAATAATACAAGGCATTAAATAATAAAAATACCCCTTAATGGGGTATAATGTCTAAGCAATCTTCAAAAATACATCTAATGTTTTAGGCGGCACGGGCAAATGAGTGTGGAACTCTAGCCCGTGTTTTTTTGCCCATCTCCTCAAGGTTTTAATATGTGGCGATCGCCCAATCTGGTGATTCAACCACAAGGGTACATCTGCCCCTTTAAGTCCCTCAAGAATTATTTCGTCTCCCATTGCTTGATCCAACGCTAATTTAACTCCAGGTTCATTTAAACGGGTAATTATTTGTTTCAGAGTTACTCCTGACTTCCATCCCACCGGAGGTTTATCACCACGTTTTTGTTCCCGCCTAATATAGGCTAACATCATTAGCCACTGACAATGAGTTTTGCTAATTAACACTTGACTATCATTGGGAGTTTTCCGACCGTCGGGAACTTTGCAAATATGCTTGTATTTCCCCCAAGTGCGATCGCAGATGGGGCTACCGTATAGCTTGACACAGACAGCCCGCACCCAAAGTTCAGGATACATATTACTCATAACTAGCAATCCTCGTTATCAATTCTTGTAATGCTCTATAGGAATAGCTCCCGCTGCGGTAATCTTTCGCTGCTTGCTCAAGGTCATCGGCTAATATTTCACTAGCAGAAATAAGTGCTAAGGCTTCTAAGACTTTTGCTAAATCATATAAGTCAAAGTCGTTGCAGTCAGACTCTAAATACTGTAAAACACTTAACAAAGGAATTTTCCACATACTTACCTCCAATCGTTAGCCCAAATAAAATTAATCCCAGCGTTTTTGGCGCATTGCTCATCTTCTACCCTGTCTCCCACCATTAAAGCATCTTCCAATGGCAATGAACAGCAGTCTTCAATGAACTGCATAAGCATACCTGGGGAAGGTTTACGATAATTGCGCCCTGGCTGTAAATTAACTACATTTCCGTGTGGATAGCACCGATATCCATTGCTACCGTCAAAAGTAGTACAGAAATTAATACATTGTAGTTGTGGTAATAATTGCATTGTGTACATTTGTTCTTTGATGCAACTTTCTAACGTCTTTTTACGCGCTTCTACACCTGCTTGGTTAGTCACGCCTACAATAGTCCAGTCTGAATATCGGGTTATTGTTTCTCCTACCCCAGGTATTAATTCTTGATCGTAAGGGTCGTTAATAAATGTTTGTCCTGATTTAGTTTGCCGTACAGTGCCGTCTAAATCTAAGAATAATATTTTACTCATTGGCTTCTCCATTAACTAAATTTAGTCTCTTTTGCCGTCCTACTGCTTTGTAATGGCCAAATTCTTTAATCTGGATGTCTTTCTCTGTAACTCCAAATTCTTGGGCTTTTTCTTGTTCATGCAGCTTCACTACTTGCTGTTCCTGTCTCCATAAAGAAGCGATCGCCATCTCTAATCCTTCATTCATCCCTACGCCATAGCAGGCTTGCACTCTTAAAAGTTTACGCTTAAGTTCCGCAGGGACTTTAGCACGTACTTCCCGTCTAGCATCGTCTACAACTTTGCGACCGTTAATCATGCCTCGATCAGGATGTGCTGCAATATCAGCTTGCAATTGTTCTCTTGTTTCTGGTTTTTTGCGATTAGTCATTAATTTACCTAAATGTTCTTATTTCACTAATAGCACACTATTAGTGAAATATGCTATTTTTATTTTAAATCCTCCTAGAAGCTGAAACCAACTAGGAGGATATTGACCCCGTACATAGGAGCTAATAAATTATGGCACGAGTTAAGGTGATTGAGGATATTTTACCGAAACAAGAAGCGAGAAAAGCCGGTTTTTCGCCAGAATGCCACGGATACCAGAATTTCTGTATTAATTACATTGACAGGAAAATCAACGAATACTATCAAGGGACTGGGATTCAGCCGCCAACATTATCCACAATCCAAGCTTGGTTTTATAAAGACAACATCCCAGACTGGGCTGTGGTCATGTTCAAAAAAAACTTGCTAGTCTAACACCCCTTTAAATAGAAGTCAATGATTTATGGGATTTACCAGATATCTATTGACGCTCTATTGGAGGGGTTTTATATTGAGGACATATCAGACATGACCCGGACATGAGACGGGAAAACAATATGAGATGAATCTACCAAAGTTAAGTCGAAAAGAAGCGGGTAATCGTTTAGGAGTAGGAGAAAGACAGGTACAGCGATATTTAAAAGTTGCGGTTCAGTATTTAAGTTCATTTAGTTCTTTTATTGACCCAGTAACAAACCAGTTAAACGGTAGCCCACTTACTGACAAAGAAGTCAACTACTTAAAAGAAGTACAAACGTTATTGCGTAAGTACAAGAACTTTAAAGGAAAAGAAAAAATGATTGAATCAGGACTAAAGCAAATCAACCAAGGAGATAGCAATGTTTAGATCTAAGTTAGAAGCCATAATTGTTGTTTTTTTATTATTAACAATTCCCCCGTGTTCATGGCTATTAGCTAATAATATCAATGTTCCACAATCTGAGGTGGTTAATGCAAAACATTGAGGTATTAGTTGTAGTCCGCAAGTTAGAACCCGACGGTAGTTACACTGAATGGCAAGCACGACCCGGTTTTAACGCATTCAATGCTAAAGCAAAGAAAGAAATTCAACAAATGATAGGAGTCACAGGAGCTAATTATGAACGTATTTGATTTGATTAAACAATACTTAAAGAATGCTATTTCTGATGAACAATTAGCAGCAAAAGCCCAGTCTATTGCCAATGAAGTAGGAATTAATTTAGCTGCTATTTACAATGCAGAAGCTAATACATTTGATGAGGCTACCGCTAGATTTATTGCTGAAGAAGTGGATAAAGCCAATAACTTACCTGCTGTCATTAATAATGACACTCAATTAGCCACAACAGAACCCAAAAAGAAGGGTAAAAAAAGCGAGATTAATAACACCAATACGCCCAATGCAAATGGTGTTGAGGCGTTAAGACCTGCTGTTCAGAGTTTGAAAACAGCAGTTGAGTCTGAAACTAAAGAAATCATCCAAGTATTCGATAGCAACTGTGGAAGAGTTGAGAGTGCCGTGACAGCTAAAATTATGGAACGCTGCCAACAAATCAACCCAAATATTATTGCTAAAGTGTCCAGTGAGTTAGAGGGGTACACAGATCAGTCTGCATCCTTTCGCCAACAGATTGGATCAATCTTCGATGAGGCTTTTGAAGATATCATCAATTTTGAAGCCGTCTAATTGGATGATTGTAGCGATATTTGTTCAATTTTTTATACTGTCAGGAATAGTGGTTTATGCAATTTCCCAGCCACCTAGAAATACAGGAGGAAGTCACCGTTCCACAACCAGTGGAACTTACGTACAAGCCCGGCGGTGAATTTACTTTAAAGGGTTCTCCTGCGCTCAATGCAATTGATAGATTGATAATTTCATCAGACTATCACAGAGACCAAGATCGTCGCCTCAAGTCAGAGCTAGAGCAACGCATAAGCGATGAAGCCAAAATGACAAATGCCATGACCATTACCTTTTTAGGCTTGGCAACATTAACTTTAATTCTCTGTGCATTTTTAAGCATTAACAAATCAAATAACCAGGAGCATAAACAATGTTTGACAACATTTTCGCAGGACTCGCAACTCAAGAAAAGACACAATTAACTGGACTTGGTACTGATGTCACGGTAATTGGTGATATGGGGGCTTCTTTGAACAGAATTAAAGCAACCATGAAGTTACCAGCAGGGGTATCCGCCCAGCAAGTCCTCCAGGAAGCCAAAAATACTGGAGAAATAGAAGCCCAGTTGGAATTGGCCAAAGACATAGTTGCTAGTAGAAGTCAGCAAATGGATCAATTACTGAGACTCCATGAGTTAAATGTTCAGCATACTCAAAAAGTGATGCAAGTTGATGAACGTTTAAGAGGAATTAGTGCTAGTCACGGTAAAGTTGTATCCAGATATCAACTAGGCGCAGCGGAAACTCAAGTCAATTTAGACGGCTTTCAAACAGTTTACGAAGTTCAAGCTAAGGAGATATTTTCATGATATTTAAACGGAATAGTGAAGCTGATGCAACCCTATTCCAATTCTTTAATAAAGTCGGTTGGGGCGTGCTTTTATACAATGCTTACACCCTCTACCCCCACTTTTACGGCTTATTAAAGGGTGCGGAATATTGGCAAAGAATATTTGCAAGTGCTGTAGCAGTAGCTTTGATTTTGGGGATTGAATTGTCAGTAACAACGGTTATATTTGATCCTAGGATGTTGATTAAAGTATTGACAAAGCCCAAAGCAGATAAAGAAGTAAAGACAGTATTTGATACAGTTTTCTTTGTAGGATTAATAATTTTTCTGCTCGTAGCATCCTACACATTCTGGACTGATTATCAAATTAATTTGAAGCAGTTAGGTAACCCTTCTGCTATGTTTTTGAGGGTTCTTTGTGGAGTATTTGTCGTTGGTAGCGAATTGGCTTTTGGATGTGCAAATGTATTTGATTTAGCAAGTAAGGAGAGAGATTAAAATGCCAGTAACAGATATCAAAAGTGTAATCACAATATTATTAATTGCATTGTTCTTGGGCATGATTTTGTATTTGCAATACGACATGAGGAGGTAGTGATGAATCAACTAAAAAAAGCTTATAGATGTGCTTTTGAAATCAGAGGCTTGTCCAGACAAATGGCTGAAGATTGCGCTCAAATAATAATCAATGATCGAACGCGATCGCGCACCCCGGAGGAGCAAACGCTTATAGATAAAGCATTCCAAATTTCTCAATTGTTGATTTTCAAGGATTAAAAAAGATGAATAGACTATCGTACGGTGGATTATTATTTTGTGGGTATGCAACTTTCCAGCTTTTAGGCTTTTTAATAAAAGCTTATCCTTCTACTGCCGGCGGTGCGATCGCACTGATTCTTTTAGGACTGTTACTCATACTAGTTGCTGGTTTTAATAATTGGTTAGGGTTATACCACAGATATCACGGAGTAATGAGTAAAAACTTAACTTTAGTGGGGTTTGCCCCTATTTACATCTTTGGTGGTTTAGTTCTATTTGCAGTTATGGTAGGTCTTTATGCAGCATCTTAACCCAATTTTAAAACGCTTAGAAACTTTGTCTTCTGAATACCCTGAACATATCATACTTGATAATTATTGGCTAGATGATCTATGCGATAGTTTGGTGACACAAAAACAAAACTCAAATCAAAACCAGCGTTTTCAACTAATAGTAACCGGGGAATTTTGTATTGGTAAATCAGCATTGATTGAGATAATTCAAGAGAGAACTGGTTTACATAGAGACGACATTTTGGAAAGACAAAGACCGTTTGATGACGGACTTACTAAAAAACAGAGAGAAAATATCTGTTTAATTGCAATGGGTACTAGAGTAATGATCCACTATTTGATCCAACCTAATTACTGGAGAATTAACCCAGAATTAGCAAATTTTTTTAGGCACGTACGGGATTTGCTTGACAACAAAAATATTCCTTGTGCATTGGTAATTCCTACAAACAAGGACTCTTACATAACATTAGCTCCCAACTTACCAAAACCTTCTTATGCAGCATCATACTAATCCATTCTCAAGGGACAAAGACATCTATTCCAAACTGATAAACGTTGAGCGAATTTTGATGGGAACTCTTGCAGCTACAGCAATAGCAGGTACGTTTACCCCAGTGATATTTGCCCCAAACTTAAATAGTGAAGTCAAGCTAATTCAACAGTTGCTTGGGCTTTTTTCGGGCGCGTGTTTTACCGCTGAAGCTTACCGACGCAAGCATAAAGAGAAGTTTTACAAGTCTATTGAAGATGCTAGTCACGCCATTATCAAAGAGGAACTCAAAGGTACGTTTACCTTTGAACAATGTAAAAATGCTATTCAATCTAAGCGTGAGTTAGCTGGGTACATAAATGGACTTCCAGAAATGGAACGACCCCGATGGATGCAATCTTATGGATTACAAGGCTTGGTTGAGTTGCCACAAGTACAGCAAGCGGTTCTTGATGAGCCTAGACAATTACCTGGCTCTCGTGCCGTTGCTAATCCTGAAATAGCCACAGTGGATGAAAAGATGGTTCAATCAATCATCAATCCCAGTACCCGACAATTACTGGAAGAATTAGCATCTCAATATCCTGATTACGTAAGGATAGATGATCAATGGGTTGATGAATTGTGTGAAAGTTCCGCTAGACAGAAGATGAGCGAACGGGCTAACCACCACTTTAGCTTTTGGGGTGAAACTCAGTCAGGAAAGTCTACTTTAGCGGGTGTTTTTATCAATAAGATTGCTGCTAAGTCACAAGGACCAGCTTATGTGTTTGGTTCAGACCCTAAGAACTATTTAACAGCTTGGTTGTGTAAATTTAGTCGTAAATTCGATGGTTTCAAAACCAATCTAGATCAGTGGGTTACGTTTGCCACAAAAGTTATAGATGCACGTCAGGATGAGTTTAAAAACAACCGCAAGGGTGAAGGACTTGGGGAAATATTCCTGATTCAAGATGAGGTTAATGTGGTATTTGGTGAAGGGAAAGGACTTGTTGGACAAGTGCCGAAAGACACAGCAATGAACCTTTGTGCTATGTGGAATTATATTATTAATTTCACAGCTGCTATGAAGATTCACGGTATTTTTATGGGACAAAACCCATTGAGTACCTACACTGGTTTTAGTCGTCCTGCGCTTAAAAATATCTGCTTTTTGGCACTAGGAAAAGTATCTAATTACGTCTTAACCAAGATGCCGGAATTGTTAAATGTCAAAGCAGAAATATCTGATTTGTTTAGTCAAGTGTGTGAACTCTTAGACAAAGAACAGGTGAGATACGCCTTAGTAGTCCCTACTCGTGGTAGTCCTTTTATTGCTTTGATTCCTGTATTTGATATTGATGCAATGGAACAAACTAGTGGTGATCAAAGTGAAGATGAGGGTGAAGCCCAACCGCAGGAAAACACAGCGGACTATTATCAAATACTGACTCAATGGTGCAAGGAAGTCTTGGAAAGGCAACCTACAGCAGATGAGTTAAAAGCAGCATGGAAACATTTAACCCAACAGGAATTAAACGATAAAGGTGTGGAATTATTAATGGCAAAATTAAAGGAGGGAATGGGAGATGAGTAATCAGTTGAAAGGATTTGTGTTACAGGCTGATCAAGGATTGATTCACAAAGATACCAGCATTTTTAGTGTTGTATTTACATCCAGGATTAGTGAAGCTTATCTATTTGATTCACTACGAGAAATTGATGTGTTCAAAGCAGTAAGGGGACTAGGATCAATGCCATTAATTTGTTATCAAATTCATCAGCAAACCTAATGAATAATTGCTAATAAAAGAGTATAAAATATCTATATACTCTTTTTAAATGTAGTTTAAGGCTTGCTATGTCAGCTTATCAACAAGTATTGGACTTCCTGAAAGCCCGTGGCGGGGTTGCTAATCTAAGAGAATTAAAGCAATTTCCTAATAGTATTTTAGATACATTGCAATTGCACCAATACATAAAAGTAACGGGTCGAGTTGGTTCTTATGAAGTATGTTTAATTTGCAGTGAATTTCAGGCTAAAGACGAGAAAAAACCGCAACCAACACAAATTATCATTAAACCTAAAGAACCTTTTCAAATCCCCAAAAAACCTAAAGCAAAGCCTCAATTAAAGATTACTGATACCAGAGTTGATCGCTGCAAACAAATAAGAAATTTCATTTTAAATGAAATTAAAAAAGTAGATGAACCAGTATCTGCTTTAGAATTAAAAGATAAGCTTTTAATTAGAGCTAGAGTTATTTCTTATCATTTAAATATACTGGAAAACGAACATTTAGTGTGTTCTATTGATTGGAATAGAAGGTTATGGATTGATGCAGACAGAAAAAATTTACTTAATAAAATGACAGGTAATTATGTTGGTAGATGCAAAAACAAGAACGCTGTTTTAGATGTTTTGAAAAATGCAGATGAAGCAATGTCAGTGACAGGTATTTTACGTAAGTTACCACCAAATCAATGTAGCGGGACTACTTTAAGAAAGATATTAGAATTGTTCATTACAAAGGGTATAGCCAGGGCGGGAAGCTATGTCAAAAGTAATATTGTGTACTTTGCTCTTATTGATAATTTAATAGCTTTATCCCACTTAAATCAACTAATCAAATATAAGAAGAGAAAGTTAAATTCTCAGTTATCATTACCCCCAAAAAATAGTCATGAAGACCATAACTAAAGCCACCGTTAGTGAATTAATCAAAAGTGCTGTCAAGTCTTTAGACGCGCTTTCTCAGCATCCAGAATTAGCAGACAATTCCACTGTTGAAACTGCTATTAATTTAGTTCTCAAATTAAAGGGTCAAGTCAAATATGAGTGAAATATCTTACGCATTGTGTCACGAATTTAAGCAAGCCAGGGATAACTTAGTCATTGATAAATTTCATGCTGTTCAGTCTTCAATTACTGTCAAGAAATGGTGGCAAATTGTTTTTAAAAACAGTGATGGATTAACAACTATTAAGTACGGATTATCCCAAAAGAAGGCGGAAAAATTAGCTAATGAACTGAACAAATTAATTGATACTAAATAGTAAAATATGATTATTATTTACTATCAAGAAACCAGAAATGTCTACCAAATACGAAAAGAAAAATAAGTATCGGCAACGGAAAATGGCAGAGAAGAAAAAGATACGGAAGCAAAAAGTGGACTACGATAAACGCTATGGTAGTTTTAGGAAATACCGAAGACAGTGTGCGATCGCCCATAAGTCAACCCATGGCTTATGTTGCGTATGTATGGTTAAAAAATCAGATGAGATACATCATGCTTACTATGGGAAAGATGCAATTGGGGAGTCTACATTTCCGGTTTGCTTATCTTGTCATCAATCTATCTGCCATAGCCCCAAGAATTGGATTAAAGACGGTAGCAATCCATTGTGGAAAAACAGGAATACTTCAGAATTTTTGCAGCGATTAAGATTAGGATATCAATTGCTCTATGAAGGCATAAATCTGATATAATTATTTCAACAGGAATTGATACATAAGGTCAAGATAGGTTGTGGAAACCTATCTTTTTTTGTGCTACAATAAAGGAGGTAGATGCTCATAAATAATGATGCAAGATCAAGATAGGTTTCCCATAGCCTATCTTTTTATTAATTATTGTTATTTAAAAAATATTTTGATATGATAATATGATGATAGGTTTTTTGAGGTTACCTGTGATTTGATGGGGTCGTCCCCATCTTTTTTGTTATTAATTATTCAAAAAATAAAGAGTATGCCGTCCTTTGCTACGGGAATACAAAACTCCTGTGGACTTCATTTGTCGTAGTACCCTGTGAATATGTGGAAGGGAATAATCATTAATTAAGTCGCTTAAAATGCTTTGAGCGTGATGGTTATTGTTTTTAATGGATTCAATGACCTGGTCTCTTAATGTGTATCCAGAAACTTTGTTTAGGCTGTCCATAGCGGAAGAATTGGACTTGAGAGCAATATGTAAAGAGTATCCGGTGCGCTTTAACTCAATTAGTCCTTTGTTCTTTAGCTTGTGTATAACAACCCAAGCGGATTTACGTGGTATTTGGGATTGTGCAGATATACCACGAATCCCCAAAGCAATGCTAGTATTTTCTAGTACACTTAAAATTCTTTCAGCAACCTTTTGTGAACCGGGTCGGGGTGTCCAGTCCCCAAATAAGTGAGAGCGATCTGGGGTGGTGTAGTATTTGATATTATTCTTGGTAACACGACTACAGCATAAGATTCCTTTGCGGGCAAACAGTGATAAGTATGCAGATATGGTTTTGATGTTAGTGGATTCTGGTAATAGCGATCGCACTTGCTGTAATGTCATTGGCGAGTCGGAATCAACGACAATCTCTAGTACCTTGTGTTTTAGATTTATGTCTTTAGCTGTGGCTAATTTCTCTTTTAAAGCAGCTGCGGTGGCAGGAACAGGGATTGGTTCGGGTTTAGGTTTTTTGGGCTTTCTGTTTAATCCTGTTAGTAAATCTTTTCGGTCGGGCGTGGTGTAGTGCCTAAACATTTTTCTATTTTCACTGCAAACTATAATATTAGCTTTAACCAGTGCTGACAAATAAGCGCAGATACTATCAGGATTGCACTGGATTAGTTGTTCTTTAATCTCACTGGCTGTCACTGGATAATCAGCGTTTTTAATAACACTAAATATCTTGTTTTTCAGAGAGAAATCATTAGCGTCCCTCTTGCTTTTTTTCTTTTCTACTAGCTTATTTTCAATGACTTGATGGTGTTTTCGTACTTCTTCTTTTGCTGCTATTCCATCATATTTCTTGGTGAATTTATCTAATAAAGTGACTTCAATACCGCTACTTCCTCGACTAACTTTGATGTATCCTTCTAACTGTAAAGCTTCAATATCTTTGCGGTTAAAGTGAGAAAGTTCGCGCAGGTTAATTATTCCTCCACGAACTTTAATAAAGTCTATAATTCCATTTTGGTTTATCAACATCTGCTTACACCTAACTTACTTTTTGTCTTTAATGGCTTCATTGATTATAGCAGCTAAATCCTCCAATTTAGACTCATAGTAATCGGTGTTTTGTTGATACTTGAATACTGAATTAAACAGCATTAATTTATTCCACTCAGCCAATAAGAAGCCAGCAAAAGTATTCTTATAAAAGAATAAATGAATAGCGAAACGACCAGTTCCCCTTTCTGCTAACCAAGTCTCACAAGTCTCATTGTTGGTACAATAAAAATATTTTTGGTTATCATTAATCATTGGTAAAACAGCGTAGTCAAAAAAATGTTTATTGATTGATGATTCACGGGCTAAAGAATATTTACCATCTGAGGATACTTCTAAGAACACTGTATAATCTCCTTCATACTGCTTAAACATAGATAGCCTAGTTGCACTTATTTCCTTTCTCGTGCGCTTCATTTCTTGAGTAATTCGTAGTACCTCTTCAGAGGAAATATTATCAAAATATTTTTGATTACTCATTATTTCCAATAAAACATCTTTAAACTGATAAATAATTGTTTTAACCAAAGTCTCACCTGTTAAGGACACCACAGCCGTGAATAAGCATCCAGATACAACAATTAAAGCTTTGATAATATTCAGTGATACAACAGCTTGATGAAAATCTTCATAATCAGATTTTTGATAATTCTCCTGTACTTTTATCGGTTTTTGTGAATTAGCTTGATAGACTTGTACCTGCTTAGATAATCCTTCTGTGTTATCAAGGGCTTTCACTTGACGTGATGTAATGGTGACATGAATGAAGCCTTCAATCCCAATTAATAAAAACATTAACCCGTACAATATTTTTTTCTTTTTCATGGTAATTTAACTATAATTTTTACTTAATTATAGTTAAGTAAAAGTCCTTACAAAATTCCTGAAAACGTTGTAAGTGTGGACATTCCACAAAAAATGTTATTATAATATTTTATAATTATTTAAGATTTTAAAGAAATATTTATCTTTTGGTAGTGTTTTTACCATCATTAAAAACAACAAAACCGCTACGTGAGCGGTAATGTTGCGGCAGTTCTACGACGACCCCTAGACTGTGTCTATTTAGATTTTAGCACATACTTAGTTGGGTTTCATTGCTTTAAAAATACTCATTAAAGCGTGTTAATAGGTAGCTTTAATTAAATCACGTCAACCACAGATGGATACCACTGTAGGGACTGGACGGTTTTATTATGTCCTTTGGCTGTATCCAAAACTATTTGAGAATATTCCTTACCCTCTTCTGTTGGCAACCACAACGGGCTAGAACCGCTGGTATTTTTAGTTTGCATCCCTTTTTCCATCAAGAGTAAATTCATCTTTCTAGCGGAAATTTCCAGCCCTGTTTTTTGAGCATAAAGTTCTGCCAATTTACCAGGGCGCACCAGTTCCTTCTCTACAGGAATGCCTAAGAGAGTTTTTGATTCTTCCATGGCAGATGCTAACGCAGGATAGCTTTTGGCAATCTGATTAGCTTTGACCCCTGCTATTAAACGTGAGTCTATGGCTGTACAAGCGAATACCACATCTATAGCTGATCCTATCTCCTGTACTTGGGGTATTGAGGTCAAGGTTGAATAAGTGCCTGACTTCCTGATCGCTGGTAATACTTGTGATGTTACCCACCGTTTAAATTCTTTAGCTTGTGGTTTATGACTTCCAAAGATACAAGCGTACAATCCAGACTCATTAATGATTGAAACCTTGAAAGTATTGCTGCTAAAGGATTCCGCCAAAATGGCGGAATCTAATTTTTTGGGATTAATCACATCCTTGTCTTCAGTATCTACGAGGTTCAGCATTTTTGATAAATCGGCATAATCAAAAATTTCTGCAACATCTTTAGCTACAAACCAAGGTTCGCCGTCAATCATCAAAACGCGGACTTGATTGTTATTAAAATTAAAAGCTGTTAAACTAGTCATGTTGACCTGTTAGTTAGGTTGACCCCAGCGATAAGACTTCATGGGTGGCTGTATCCACCTTTTGAAGTGCTGGTATTTTAATTATAACACTTAATCGCAAATATAACTACACTTATTGATATAATTATTATGTACTTTTATTGATAGCCAGGGCATGATTAATCAGATAATTCATGGTGATTGTTTTGAAGTTTTGAAAGATATTCCTGATGGTTCTATTGACGCTGTAATCACAGATCCGCCTTATGGTATTGGATTAGCTAAATGGGATTCTGTGGTTGATATTCCACTTTTTACCAAAGAAGTAAAACGAGTCACCAATGGCTTTTATGCGTTCTTTGGACAAATGCCAACTATGGTTAATTGGATTAATTCAGCTAATAATGAAAAGCTGCATTATTGCGAACATATCTCATGGATTAAGAGGGCTTGCTATGCTACCCATCCACAAAATTTAAACAAAGCACATGAATCAATAGTTATATATAAAACAAAAAAACAAAATAAATTTTATATTACCCAAGGTTGTTATACAGATGTAAAAATACCAGGAATAATGTTTGATACCCATTCAATTGAATCTTTTTCAAGGTACTTTTCAGCATTAATAGCTAAAATCAAAACTGGGTCTTTTGGGAAGGAGGACTGTCATTTTGCAGACACTCAAAAAGCAAGATTTAACAAAACAAGAAAATTTAAAAAGCCTGAAATGAGTCGCTCTGAGTATGCAATCAGAGATGTTAATTTTACAAATGTATGGTCTTTTTTGCCATCTCATCGGCAGACAGGAAGGGCTGGAAAAGGTATTTACAACCACCCCACAGAAAAGCCATTAGAAATCATGAAGCGACTAGTAGAAATGCTGACTCCTGAAGGTGGTACAGTTCTTGACCCATTTGCTGGTAGTGGTACAACGGCACTAGCCTGTAAAGAACTCAACAGAAACTATATCTGCATTGAGAAAGAACGGGAATATGTTGACATTATCCATCAACGCTTAAACACACCAATAACTCAGAGGGGATTAACTGTAGAGGAACAGGTAGAGATTGAGGAGAAGATTAAACCCGGTCATCAACAGCTATCGTTGTTTTAAGAGTACCCACTAAAGCGTTTTAGTGGATATGGGAATTATTCACCAATTAATCTTTGCTTAGTATCTCCAAATATTAAATCAATGACTTCATCCAATGAATCAGGTGCAACATACTCACTAGTAGAGTGCCTAGTAACGGGTATTAATAAATCATCACGGTTCATGTTCCGTAATTTATCAGCTACCCATTTAAGCGAGGGTATCTTTTGTCCAGTACGCTTTTTAATTTCTGCTTTGAGTTGATCAGCGGTCAGGACTTTGGATACTTTACCCGTTTCCGGTTGCACAATCTCAGTAACTAAAACCTCAGACCTGACAATCTGATCTGACATCCCTCTTAATGCTAAAACTGTTTCTTTGCCGTGCATAGTGAGCATAGAGGAGTCTAATTCTTTGCCTTTGTTGATTTCCTTGGCAACTGCTAACTGAAGTTCTAGCTCACGAATACGCTCTGATTGTTGGGGGATAACGGTTTTTATGACGGCTTTAGCATCTTTAAATGCCTTGACCAGCGATCGCTTACATTGTCTAACTTTATCGGTGTTTTTGGATAAAGTCATTACGTAAGTAGCTTGGTCTTCATTCAAATAGTAGAAAACGGTTGTATTCTTTGCACCGGCTGAGTTTGTTGCAGTTCCGTTTTCAAATCGGAGGTGTCCGAACTCTTGAATCTCTGTCCAGTATTTCTTGATTGTCCTAACAAATGATTCATGCTCAATACCTAGCTCCCTGGCAATGAGTCGGGAATCAATAACCAGTTCACCATTTCTGTCAATTACGTCAATTTGTGTTAGACTGTTCATAGTCACTTCTTATTTTTAAGTTGATTACCAGTGATATCGCCGTTGGGAATGTTGATACCATTCTTAACGGTGCTGGTATTTTATTATTATAACACTTAATCGCAAATATGACTACACTTATTGATATAATAATTATGTGATATTTAATGATTTTTGCAAAAGGGAATAAGCTTTATGGAAGTAACATTAATCGCTTTAATCTTAATATCATATCTAGTCTACTTACTGCATTTTAAAATAATTCCATCATTGCAAAGATTAGATAAGAGAGTTTTTAAAAACAAGAACAGACCCAAGCTATCCCCAAATCAAGAGTCAGAAATTAAAGCATATATGCAGCAGATATTAGCAACTACAAGCTTTAATCGCGTGTCTCTTTATTTCCTAGACTCACCATACATAAACAATAATCTTATTCAAGCAGACTCTTACACATTATGGATAGAAGCGTCTAAGTCTATTCCTATGCGAAAGGACACTAAATTATCTTTTGCTTATATCAGTGAAGAATTTAACCGCATGATACAAGCAAAAATAACTCATAAATATTATAAAAACGCTAAAGAGGGTTTAATATGTCAGGTGTGGTTGCGCGATCGCCAGACTGTGAGCTATGGGATATATATAATAAATGACTGTTCATTTTTGTTACTGGAAATTGCTATTACTCAACTTCCTAAATTATTTTATATTTTATTGAGACACAATAAACACGGAGATTATATTAGTCCGTGTTCTGCGGTAGCCCGTGTTTTGCGGTAGCTGATCAGCCATAAGCAGCTTCACTCATGTCTTCCCCAATGCAGTAGCCATAAAGGTATTGCTCGTTGTCTCTTGTTCCTTCTGGGTAGGGATTATTGTAAGGTTGATTGTTGAACCCAGCATCATATCCTTCTCCGTATGCAGACATAGTTTTTCTCTACTTTCTATAGAATTAATGTAGTTTCCTGCTTTTCATATTGTTCTTTTACCTATAATCTTTATTCAATTATAAGTAAAAAATACCCATAGAATCATCTTGAAATCCTACAGGTATAAGGGAAACATAACAATTATTGTATCACAAATAATTATAAATATTTAAGGTTTTATGGTAGCTATGTTATGAGTGTTAGCTGTTCTGTTAGTTTTAATCCGGCTTTCAAAAGTAAGTTAATATTAAATTAATGATTTTGGGTATAATTATGACACAAAGTTTGTATTTTTTTAATAATAGCAAAGTTACTCCTGAAAAGGTTGAATTAAGGTCGCCTTTGTCTTGCATTAGTGCTTATGAAGAAACTTTAGAATCTCTTTTGTGTACGGCTGATTACCTTTCACCTACTTCCACTAGCTTTATGATGAATGACGCTGTGTGGGAGGCTATTGAGGGGATTATCGTTGATACTTTGTCAGCGTTAAAACTTTCTCTTGAGGAACAATTTGATCTGTTACAAGACTATCAAGTTCTTGGTAATTTGTTTAGGCACAATTTATTACTGGTAACTGTTTATTAATTTGCAGTGTATTTACCCACTAAAACGTTTTAGTGGGTAGTGGAATTATTCACCAATTGTTTTTGGCTCTTTGAATTTTCATGTTTACTAAGGTATCAGCACTGTACAAATTCCACATCCAAGTTTTCCCATTTTTGATAATTTCTTGGGGTCTATCAATTACTGTGTTAAAATTTCTGCCACGACAGTTTTTATTGCTTGTCCAGGTTTGCAACATTCTTTGTTCTGAACATTCTCTATCCAAAGATTTCATCCGTCCCCAGCAGCCATCAGCATCCTTAAAATAGCTACCACAAATACCAAACATTTGCCCATTTTTTAATGTTATCATTTTGCCCTTGTACTTACTATTATAAACGGTTTTAATAGTACCCACTAAAACGTTTTAGTGGGTAGTGAAATAAGCTACTTCACTGGATACCATGTATCAGATCGCCGCTGCTCTTTCCATGCCAGTTTTGACAAGGTGTGCAGATAAGAAATTGCCTTCTTTTTAGCATCCTCTTCATATACGGCATAGACGTAAAATCTATATACGTCTCCCAGAAAAGAGTATCCTTCTTCAACTGAGTTTATTATTCCAATCCATCCTTTGGAGACATATACAGGGTATTCCTCTTTAGCAGGAATTTTTACCGTATACGGAGTTTCATTATGCTTGGATTCTGGAATTGTCAAGACTTCCAATTTTTCAATCTGTGCTGACTTATCATCTTTAAATCCCCACAGGACTTTTGCTCTTTCTGCATCTTCCATGGATGCGAAAGCGCCGTGAACTTGGTAATCGTCGTATGTACCAGACGTTAGTAGGTATACTTGCATCAAATTAACTCCAATAAAATCGTTAGTGCCGATTGGATGCTGTTGATTGCATCCTTGATTAATGCCCGCTTTTGGGTTGCGGGTTTATTTGGTTTAGAAACTAATAACTCATCATTGGCTATTAGTTTTATGAATTTAGAAATGTTGGGGTCTTCACCCCACAAACAGTCAAACTTTAAGGCTTTATTCTCTAGCCTAGTTTTGTCTTCCATTGAGATGGAGAGCGTGATGCTCTCTTGTTTTCTGGTCATTGTAAGTAAATTTCAATTTCCATCCCTTTGTCGCGTAGATAAGGGGCGAACGTTTTTTTGTACCATTGCCATTACCAGAACTGATAATGGTGTGCCTGTGCCATAAACTTGTCATGTTCCAATTGCAATTCTTTTGATTCGTTTTCCCATCTAAACATGATTATGTCCTTTCTATTACAGGATTTTACTTGCACTTACGCAATAACAAATTAGTCTGTCACTCCACCCCAGTTTTTCCATTTCTTGGATGGGCGTGAACTGACTCATCCAGTCCCAAGGATCAGACGGTCTGACTTCTAACCCAATCAATTCAGGAATTAATCTGAGCATTTCAGGTTTCCAATATTTTTGCAGACAGCCACCGACTTCAACAAAAGCCTTTTTGATTTGTTCTTCTGAATATGTGGGAACAAGAAAGTCCATTAAGTTCAGTTGCACTGGGGGGGGGGTGACAGACTTGAGAGGGGGTTGAACAGCAGCTTCTATACTTGTGAGTTTGTTTTCACAGTCAATTAAGGCGATAATGTACTTACGGGCATTTTTAATGCCTATAGCTATCTGGTTTTTCAGCTTGGCGATCGCTGACTTTAACTTTTTAACGATAAGTGCAACACCCATGGTACAATACTCCTAATCACTTGGTTAATAGAGGCTTGGGCTGTCTCCCTTGTCTCTATATTTATATCATTACACAATATTTTATCCTTGTCAATAAGAAATTGTCCGTATTTTAAAATATTTTGTACTGAACTTTTGAAGTTGTAAATTGTACAATATGAAAAGAAGTAAACGACGTAACCGACATCAACTAAAACAGCAACTAAGGGAATTAGATGCGATCGCACTTAAACAAATCCATAACAGCTACAACCTTTTTTTGGCTTCCTGGGGTGGTAGTCGTTGCCCTGGGTGTGGAATATCTATCAGACCGTGTCAACTGCTTAACGCTGATTTTAGCCAGACTCTAGTAGATGAATATGGCAAATGGATTGGGCATATTTCAGGGCATTTTCTACCTTGCAAAAAAGTTAAACGCTGTCCCGGCAAAAGGGATTGGTTTTAAAGTTCCAGGAATTGATATTATTTTCGCCATTAAAGGGATTGATTATAGTTGCGTGATTGAATCATTGTTTTCAATAATCCAATGTCTTTAATGGCTATTTCTATCCACAAGTCCAGTTTAGTTGTCGTCATAAAGAAAGTCTTTTTGTACTTTTAACTAATGCTATAGAAAAACCACAATCAGAAAACCTGAATCCAGAAAATCTGCTATAGTTAATAAATACTTATTTACTTTAGTTTGGGAAAGTAAGGTGACAATAAATCATTATGGGATGCCGCAGACACGAGACAAATGTTATGGCGTAGCGGCTTGTTTAAGTTATTGGGTTTTCAAATGTCGTGATAGAAAACGTAGTCCAGCGATGGGAACTAAAACCTGGACATACTTGGAATCTTCTATCAAGAATTGCGCAGAAATATCCACAAATTTAGAAGATTATTTACAAAGGCTTTGCGATAAATTGATATCGCAATTAAGACCTGTAGAGCTAACCAAAATCATTCAACCAACTCAGAGAATACTGAGAATTAATGAAGATGCAACTGAAATCAAGGAACTACCAATAGATCGAAGTTTGGTTTTTATGGGGTGGCTTGACTTGCTTGCTGATATTGAACCCCACGGATTTAGCGAATGGGATGTACTGGAATTATTAAGAACAAAAACAGGAATTATCCAAGTAATTTGTCGGCTGCGTTTTGAAGAAGACAGAAGCTTGGGACTTGATGAACCAGAGGAATTTATTGAGGTAGAAGTGACAAATGTTTGACAATTATAATATTTTTGACAGAGAGAAATTAACTCTGCATTGCTTAATCACGCTACAGACACCATTGAGCCATATAGGCGAAGTATCTGGCAATGTTAGCAACTTGAAAACTACTAAGTTATTGGATTTTGAAGGTAATCCTAGAAGTGTTTTTGTCTATTCTGGTAATGCAATCAGAAACGGTATTTTGCGCCGGGTAGGAGTGGCAGCAGCACTCACAGAATTAAGAATTAAAGTAAATCCAGATACTCACCATACAATGTTTGCTGGCGGGCGAATTGATGGGGGGACGGCTTCAGATATGGAACTGGATAAAAAGATCCGGGTCTTTATGCCTTGGTTGTCAGTATTAGGAACAGCTAAACCCATAGGTGTTTTTGGAACTAAAGAAGCTCAGATGGTAGCTGGTAGAATTAATGTTGGCAGTGGTTATTTAGTCTGCTATGAGTCAGCAGAATACGTTTACAATCAAGTCCCAGCAATTTTACCACCGGAAATACAACCGACTATTTTAACATTAATTGAAGCCAAAAACAGACTTTCTTCTGACCCTTTTGTTGCCACAAAACCACAAGACTTGACTAATTGGAATCAAGTAAAATCAGAATGTTTACCATTGGTCAAAAAAGCAATGAAAACATGGACTGAATACTTAACAATTGATCAGACAACTCGCAGGGATAGCACTTTAGATCCCAACTTACTCAAATTTCTACCATCAGAAGTACAAGCGCGATTAACAGGTGATGGTAAAACTAAAGAGAAAAATAAATCAGACCAGATGATTGCTGCTGATAGATTAATTATGCCCGGTGCTAAACTTTATTCCCGATGGGATTTGAATTGTACTCAAGTAGAGGAGGGATGGATATTTGATACTTTGCTCAAGTTTTCAGAATCACCTTATATTGGTGGTAAAGGCAATCGTGGCAATGGCAGGGTTCATCTTGATTTCTGGTTTCAGTCTGACCATGAACGGGGGTTATTGTGTTCTCTGAAAGATGGAATTATAGGAGATAGGTTTCTTAATTCCCATCAAAAATATCGGGAATATATCAGTCAGTATCAGCAGTTTTTAAGTGAAGCAAAAACATCCAAAGAATTAAGGAAGTTGTTAGGTGAATAATTTAAAAGTCACTGCATATTTGTCTACACCGATTGGTGTCTATGACAATTGGAGTCCTGCTTTAGAGGGACTTCTTACTCATAGATTATTGGAAGAAAATAATCTATTGTCTCCCAATCCTACCGCAGAGCAAGTAGCAAAGGTTCAGGATTTTTTAGTAGATGAATTACCGCTTAAACAGAATACAATAATGAATGATAAATATTTCTGTGTAAGTTCACCTTGTTACGTGGTCAAAAGTGAAAATACTGATAGATACCGGAAAAGATGGGATAATCATGAAAATAGTTTGAATTGGGGGAAAAGAAAAGCTAAATTCTTGACAGGTGAAGGCGTGGAAAAGTCTTATGATTTGCCTTTATACACTCGTTTAACGAATAGTATTAGTTGGTTTGCAGTAGGAGACAAAGCCAGGATTAACGCTCTATTGTCACCTGTTACCCATATTCAGAAAAAACGAAGTTATGGCAATGGTGAGATTAAGCAATGGCAAATAGAAATAGCTTATGATGACTATCATTTATGGCGAGATGATAAGCTAATGCGTCCTATGCCTGTGAAGTTAATATCACAAAAAATAGATAATCCTCAATTGATTTGGGGATGGAAAAGCCCGGCTTGGCTGGCAGCTAATAAAGAACTTTGCTATATGCCAAAGGATAATGTGATTTATGCTTAGTAACGGTTCAGGGACTCAATACCCTTGGTTAAAAAAGAAAATTACCAAGGCTATTAATTTCATTAATCAATGGCTAGAACAATGCAACTATCAGGTTTATGCAAGTATTTCCGGTGGTAAAGATAGCTTGGTAATGTCTCATTTAATTAGAAAAGTTTACCCTGATTGCCCGTTAGTTTGGGTAAACCAAGGGTTGTTAGCAGAATGGGATGATTGTATTGAGTTATTGGAATACTTAAAAACTCAAAACTGGAACATTATTGAGCTTTGTCCAGTTCGTGACCTATGGCATTTATACATAGATTACGGAGTTCCATTAGAGGGTACGATGGATACAAAAGTAGATAAATTAATTAACCAAAAATTGATTTATGATCCATTACAAGAGTACCAAGAAATTAACAATATCAAAGGGTACGCATGGGGAATAAGGAAACAAGAAAGCAAAAATAGAGCATTTTATCTTAACAAGTATGGCGAAGTTCATGAACTAAAAAATGGGTTAATTTGTTGCTCGCCTATTGCTCACTGGACTACAGAAGAAATATGGCAGTACATAGATATGTACTCACTCAAATACCCAGCAATTTATGACATTAACAAAATGACAATCAGGAATGGTTGCCCGATTGGAACTACAGGAGCAAACTGGGGTAGATTAGCTGAATTAAAAAGATATTATCCCAATATTTACAACCAATTTGTTGATAAATTCCCACAAATATCAAACTATGTTTAACTGTTACCTTTGCGCTAAACCAGCTTCAAATCCATTGGAATTATCTAATACTTTCACTATGCACTCATCAGCTAAGTGTCCAGATTCTAAGCTGCTGTGCGATCGCTGCTATTCCACAATTTCTGGTAATCAAAAGCAGTTATGGTATTGGAATGAAGGTAAAAATAAGTGGTCAAAACTGTGGGGACGGTCTTTGTCCAGGGTGTACCAAGGTGACACTTTAATAGCACCAATAATTGAAGGTACTCATACTGAAGGTAAAGATACTTTCGGTGTGGTCAAAAACTTATTAACACGGGTAGAAACCAGGGAATACTTATTAAATCCTCCTGAACCACCGTTTACTATTGCCATAGCAGAATCAGGACAAAAACACATTATCCCATGGGCATTAGAAGCGCGTAGTCGTACGCTTTTTCCAGTTCAATTTGAGTTGGACACAGTTTATGTTGATAGCAGATTTAAAAAGTATTTGCAGATATATGAAGAATTAATGGGATTGGGATTTAGTAAAACTGAGATTGATTCAGGCAATTATAGAAGCGACAAACTAATGAAAGTTTTTGACGATAGATTTTGGGAACTTGAAGGAGGAATAAAAGCCATTAGAGGCACTAGATTAATAGAGTTGATAAATTACATCGCTCAAATACAATCAAGTGTCTTCGTGGCGGAAATAACACCAATTCCTGTAATTCCTGCTTCTCCCATGATTCTACCTGCAATCAGCCCAGTTCAGTTGTCCTTATTTTAGCAACTTGCAATTAACCCAGTTCCCCAAGGTCGGTTTCACCTATAAGGCTTTCAACTTGCAATTAACCCAGTTCCCCAAGGTCGGTTTCACCTGTCTACCTTTGGGGTTGTTTTCACGGTTTTAGAGGTTTTTACATCCCCCCTTCCGCGCTGAGTTCCCCTTTCGGGGTTTAATTGGGAGGAATATCCATCTTCCGGTGGTGTTTGCACACCTTCCTGGTGACATTCCGTATTGGAATCAGAGCCAGGCTTTCGGGTTTCCCCATGTTCCCACGCCCAAGCGCGGTACACTGTTTGTAATTGCTTTTTGCCTTTGAGTAAAATATTCTTGGCTGCATTAGAATCACGTCCTTCAGTGTGACCACATTCTGTACAGCAGTGAGTTCTTTGGCTCAATGCTTTCTTTATTTTAGCGCCACATTTTGAACAGTCAACCGTAGTGTAGTGTGCCGCAACTTTTACAAACTCTCTATCAGTATCTTTGCACTTTGTTTCAATCTTACTGATTAAATCACCCAGTGCTGAATCGGCAAAACTTTTGTTTAACCCGGCTTTACGTTTTGCACCGTTTTGTTCATAGCCATTGCCGTCCTCACGTTTCTTGGCTTTGGGCTTACGGTTCAGGTTTTGTATCTTTAAGTCTTCCATCACAATCCCAGAATACTCACGCACAACTTTAGTAGATAACTTATGGTTAAATGCGTTGCGGCTGCGGCGGATCTTTTCATGGTGTAGAGCTATTTTGTGATAGGTTTTCTTCTGATTACATCCTCCTTTCTTCTGCCTAGATGCTTTACGCTGTAATCGTCTTAGCTTTACCTGTTGTTTTCTAAATAGCTTGGGCGGTTCTATTTCTCTCCCTTGATCTGTGGTAATAATTGATAGTAAACCCGGATCAATTCCCACTGCTTTATCAGATTTTGGTAATGGGTCATTAGGGACATCAGCGCATACATGAAGATAGTAACCTGATGGTTCTTTAACTATTCTGGCTGGACCCCATTCTTGCCAGTCATATCTATCAAATAATCCTTTAACTTTAATTTTACCAAGCTTGGGGAACTGGACATAACCATTATTTGAACCGGGTATTTTTTCCGGTTTTAATTCTTTAGATAAACCCCCAGCGTTGAGATTAACAAGTGACTTGATTTTATCATTTCTCCCTTTGAATTTTGGCTTTCTACCGGGGTGTTTTGGGGTGACGTAAGCTTTCCATGATTTCTTTAAAGAATCAATTACCCCTGCCTTAAATTTAGTGGGAACATCTGCCATAAAGTCGGGAATATTGTCACTCCTATAAAATTCACATTGTCCATATTTATCAGGGTTTTCAATATTCAAATGTTGTCTAATTTCACAGTAAGGATGACCGCTTTTAGGTCTAATGACACCTGTACCAACTAAGCGTACTTTCTCCCATTTCTCGGTAGACTTACCTTTTTTGTCTTCAGTAACAACCTTTCGCCATTTCCACTGCAAAACCACACCATCGGGAATGACGCGATCGCCTATTTCTTTCTCTCTATAATATTTCTGTCTTCCTGCTAGCTTGAGTGACAGCCCTGTATTCCAAACCCACTTGAGTTTGTCTAGCCATTGATTAATCGTTTGTACCTGTGCAACCGTGGGGTCAAGTTTAAATTCAAAAGTTTTCATGATAAAATAGATGCGTGGGTATGTTGGACCTACTCCTAGTGGTGGCTTGATGCTGAGAACATCACCACGCGACTAGGTTTAAATATTATAGCATTTAACTTAAATATATGACATTAAAAGCAATTGAAACAAAGATTTTACGCTATAATAATAATGTCAAGCTCAGATATATTAAGGGTGCTGTCAGTATTGCTGACAGCTTTATCATTATGTTCCCAAATGCGCCTAATTCTCTTAAAATCAGTTGGGATAATGCCATAAGTTTTGAAGCAAGTTTCTTATCTCAAAACTACCAGGGTGGTGTGGATGAGAAAGGGAATAGAAACCAGCTTAACCAGGTGGTTGGTACGCAGACTTTGACTTTAACCATTGATAGTCTATTTACTTATTCAGAGATTGATACTTTTTTAACTAATAATTTAGGTAAGCCTTTCTACTTTAATTCCACTTTGTACCGTTGCGAGACGTTTAAGTGGACACCATCTAGCGATAAGGTGTTTAAGTTGGAACTGAGTTTGATTCAAATATTTAGACCTTAATCAAGTCTAAGCGGGCTATATATTCAATAAAATTTATCAAAATATTTCTACTGATATTGTACATTACAATCAACTATATGTAATAATTGAAAACAAAAATGTTGAGCTTTTAATGCTATGAAATGGGAAAAACTACCAAAACCATGGACTAAAGAACAGTGTCGCCGTCGCTACGTTGAAAGTGAAGAGGATATAGGTATTAGAAAACTGGCTGTCGAGGCTGGCTTGGGTAAGGGAACTGTTGAAGTATGGGTAAGACGAGAATTATGGGTAGACCAAAGGCGACAGTACCAAGACACCCTAAAGACAACTATTCAAGTTAAAACTATACAGAAAGCATCTGAGAAAATATCAGATGAACTCTCTCAAATTGTCATTGAAAATTACAAAGTACACAAACTCGCTAGGGATTATGTGGCTAAAATAATTGAGGTTAAAGCTAGACAATTGGCAGAAGATTTAGAACTGACGGGAGAAGAAAGAAAGAAAGCAATTTCTCTACATAGCGCACCCGAAACAAATCAATGGTCGCAAGCCTTACAGCGATCAACAAGTGCTATCAATGAGACTAGAGGAATAAAATACTTTGTTGATGTCAATGCGGCTGCTGATAAGCTGTCTAGGGAAGGCTACCAAATTATTGATCCAAGCAATGGAGGTGAAGATGAAGACATTTAAAGTTTTTGATTTTACTGGATATAACGCGATCGCTATTGAACATGGAGAAACTGTATACAAGGCAATTCATTACCACTTACTACGTAATGAGTTGGTGCAATTGGATTTTACAGGAATTGAGATTTTAGGTACTGCATTTGTGGGAGTTGCTTTGGGGCGATTGCTGAGGGATATCCCCCAGGAAAAAGTGAATGGATTAATTGAGTTTAGTGGACTCAGTGAACATAAACGTGATATGATACAGCGTGTAATGAAAAAAGCGTATAAGTGGTACTTTGATGAACAAAATCAAGCGTAGCCAGATAGAAGAATGGGATATTGATCGGCTGTCTCCTTATGAGAACAATGCTAAGTTACACCCTGATTCTCACATTGAACAGATAGCCAACTCCATTGAGGAATTTACTTTTCTCGACCCGGTGGCAGTAGATGAGAATGGTGAAATATTAGAAGGTCACGGTCGGCTTTTAGCAGCCAAGAAACGGGGTGATAGTACAATTCCCGTAATTCAAGTTACTGGGCTGTCAGATGCTCAAAAAGTGGCATATCGGTTAGCACACAACAAGCTGACCATGAATACTGGATTTGATCCTGATATGTTGAAACTGGATTTTGAGTTTTTACAGGATAGTGATTTTGATCTGGGTTTAACGGGTTTTGGGGAATTGGAATTAAGTTTTCTGGATGACGAACCGGAAAAGGAGGTTAATGAACCTTACAGCCCAAAATCCTCAACCAAGGAAGTCAATGTAGATGAGTTTGAATTTGACCACAAGTGTCCTAAATGTGGTTTTCAGTACAATGATAAAAAATGAATAATCCCCACGCCTGGTACTTAAAAGATTTGAAGTTTATACCCCAAAATGGACTAAAGGTAATGTCTACTTTTAGTTGCGGTGGTGGTAGTTCTATGGGTTATAAACTGGCAGGTTGCAATGTCATTGCTGCTAACGATATTGACCCGGAAATGGCTTATCATTATCAGCTAAATCTTAATCCCACACACTATTTCTTGTGTCCAGTTAAGGACTTACTCAAGAAACCATTACCCAGTGAACTCTACCATTTAGATATATTAGATGGCAGTCCTCCTTGTTCTAATTTTTCAGTATCAGGTAATCGGGAAAAGGACTGGGGGAAGAAAAAACACTTTCGGGAAGGTCAAGCTGTACAGGTTCTTGATGACCTCTTCTTTGACTATTTAAACTTAGTTGGAAAGCTAAAACCCAAGGTGGCGATCGCTGAAAATGTCAAGGGGTTAATATTAGGTAATGCTAAAGGTTATTGCAAACTTATTATTGACAGATTCAAAGCTATTGGTTATAGTCCGCAACTATTCTTAGTTAATGCTGCGGACTGTGGTGTACCGCAGAGACGAGAACGGGTATTTTTTATTGCACTACGCAACGATATTCATAAGCCTAAGCTGATATTAGCACCTAAGCACCGATGGGTTAGCACGGGAGAAGCCACTAGTGATTTGCAAGTGCTTACACAGGATGAAATCAAAGAAACCCGTCCTAGTCCCAATGATATTAAGTGCTGGGAGCATACACGCAAAGGTGATATGTACAGAACTTTTTTATTCAAGACAGAGAAACGTAATGCTTGCTTTAACAATATTAGATTAAATGATAGTTGCCCTGCTAGTACGCTTAGTTCTACACCGGAACTATATACGCATTGGGATGTATGCAGAAAACTAACTTATAGAGAATATAAACGCTTAGGCTCGTTTCCAGATGATTATAAAGCTAGAAGTACAAGGATAGGTAAGTATATGATAGGCATGAGTGTACCACCGCGCATGATGGAAAAGGTAGCACAAGCAGTAATTAGTCAGTGGTTATTGTAAGTTTTTTGGCAATGTATTAAAAACTGTGCTATAATTACTATGTAATCCCCTCGCCGGATGGTGTTATCAGCACCAAGTCCGCAGGGGAAGTAACCTAATACCGAGTTGACATACTCACCTGCCTGAAGGCGAGGTGATTCTTGACGCTTCACCGACTGATGCTACCGAGGTAGTCTTACTCTGTCTCTGCGCCCGTTTAGAGTCTCCCAATGCCCTATGGCGACTATAACCAAATTTTAACATAAAGCCGTCCTAAAAAGACGGGGCTTGTATCCCAGATTTTTAGTCAAAAACAAAACCCCCGGATTAATGCTAATCCGGGGGTTTTAAAATTAAATAGACATGAGAAACTTGCGCGGTGGTCGTTTAAGCGTGAGCCATTCTTGACGATAAGCGACTTTCAAGGGTCGCCAGTCTATATTAGTAACTACTCTATCTTTCATTTTCCTGATGACCTTCCAGTCAACATAATCTACTCCTAATTGTTCAGACGCGTATCTGACCAAGGAATCTTGAGACCAGGTTTTGACTTCAGTGGCATCAATGGTAATAAGCTTAGATTTGTCAGTTTCAAATTCAATGAACATTTATGTCTCCCTTGTTTTTTGTGTATGTAATTACTATAGTCTATTCTACTATTTGTTGTCAATAGATTTTTAAAATAATTTGTACTGAACTTTTAAAAGATTTTCTTGTGTAGTCAAGTTTACGGCAAAGAATGGAACTTAGCTCTGTTTAGGCACAACTAGAACCACAGGATTACCCTGATAATTCCCCAAGTCTTTATAAAATAATGGTTTCAAGAATTTATAAAATATTTTCTAAAACCTGTTGACAATAAATATATAACGTGATAGACTATATATATAAACAAAACCAGGAAACAAGTATGAAGTACAGATGGAAAGATGGGAAGGCACAAGCAGTTGCTTACGTTCCTGCGTTAAGCAAATGTGTAGTTGTTAAAGAAGCTAACAGCATTCATGACTTATATGGCGGCGATGACGACACAGATGAAGATGAAGACGGCGATACAGATGAAGATTAAACCATAAAGCAATAAAGCAATCAAAACCCTCTTGACTATCAAAAGGGTTTTTTAACATTAATTTTTAATTTCCGCAACCGTTGATAATTTCGCTTTAAGCGGGCTGTAAACTCAGCAGTATTATGATTCTTCCATTCTGGATTTACAGAGTCTATAATCCAATTTTTAAGGCTATGGCAGACAGTTTTATGACAGTGTCTACAGACTGGAAAAATATTAATCCCATATCTGTCTCCTGACTTCCTGTAGCTAGAGTGGTGGACTTGTTCAGACTTATTGATCATGCAGACACAACAAATACCATGAGTTCTTATATGTGCGTTGCGGCACTTTTTTCTATGCTTTTTGGCATTACTTCCATATCTAATTTGGTAATTAGTCATTTTTGCAAATAGATAACTACTACCAATGATAATAAAAAACCTGCTTAAATTAAAGTTTAAGCAAGTGTAGCTTATTTAATTTGTCTTTGGGCAATCGTGCCAAAGGACAAAAAGCCATAAAAATTGCCTGTTTAAATTTAATTTAAACAGGCTCAATCATGCCAAATACTTATTATCTTGTTAGTCAATCGTGCCAACCGTTCTTGGGAATTTTGAACGGTATTGAGTCAACTTATTGCCCTGTAAAGGTTTTAGCCAGGGACAATAAGTTGGCACGATTAAAAAGGAATGTCGTCAGGGTCGCTTGACTCATTGTATGCAGCCCAATAGTAGTCATGAACTTCTTGAGTAGTTTTGACGTACTCAGAATAAAGAACTGGAACTGAGATGTCTACTTGGGATATTTCCCATGTAAACTCTAATTTTCCATATTCAAGGGTAGACCCTTGAATAATTTCAATCTTAAATGTAGGTAACTTGATAAACTTAATAGTAGTCAAGCGTTTCCAATGCAATTGGAAGTTGAGTTCGCATAAGTTAAATAAGTCCGTCATCGCTTTGTCTCCTTGTTAATTGGTTTAATTTTCTAAAATTCTTGTTGTTTCATTAACTTTAAAAGTTAATGAAAAATCTTTGTGTGATAGACTCAAAGTATTTGAATCTATCAATACTGCTGTAGCAGCATTTAGCATTTCATACAACAGTATTATTGTATATGGTCCTTTTGGTAAAGGACTAATTGAAATTTGGGGAACAATAAATACATAAGTATTTATTGTTAAAATGGCAGAAAAAGAATCAGTTTCTTTATTCCGCTCAATTTTGACTAACAGTGTCATTTTGTCTCCTGTTTTTTGTCTATATATATAGACTATCTTACTATTTATTTATTGTCAACAGGTTCATGCACTGAACTTTAGTAACTTCTATTTATACTTAAAGTACATAATTCCTAGGCACGTTGACAAGGTTTAATAGATAGACTATGTTAGTGGTTACAAATTAAAAAGAAGACAATATGACTTATCATCCAGAAACTCAAGCCCGCTACAACGCTACTGAAAAAGGTAAGGCGCGTAAACGCAAGTGGGCTGCCAACATGACTGAAGAACAGAAGGAAAAGCAGCGTCAAGCTAAACGCGAATGGGCAGAAAACATGACTGAGGAACAGAAGGAAAAGCAGCGTCAAGCTAATCGTGAGTGGGCTGCTAACATGACAGAAGACCAATTAATAAAGCAGCGTGAGTCTAGGCAAAGATGGTTAAACAATATGACTGAGGAACAACGCGAGAAGCAACGGGAGTATATGCGTGAGTACAGCAGAAAAAGACGACTAAAAAAGCTACAGAACAAGGAAGATACTAAGCAAACGGATTGTTAATTTTTCCGCCCACAAAGGTGCTTCGAGGTGCTGAGTTGCCCAATTCACTAAAAGCACCATCGGCACTGTCTACAATGTCATTGGTGAGGGGTTTTTTACTTCCATCAAATTCATGTATCGCAGCGAGAAACTGGTCGTTCCAAGCACCCCTAAGTAGTTTGACTTTTCCCTGTTTGGCTGCGATCGCCATGGGTAAGGCACGGGTCACTTTATCCCCCAATGGTTTAATTCCTTTAGCGTCAAATTGTGCTAATTGACGCTTTAGCGAAACTTCATAACGTTTACCAGCACTACCACCTTCTAGTTCCCATCTGATTTTACAATCTGGACCATCCTGGTAAGCTATTTTGACTACTGATAAGTCGCCTTCTTCTGCTGATACCTGTTCCCAGTGACAGTCAAGAATATAGTACGTACCTTGATGTAATTTAATTTTAGTACGTACACTATAAAAACTAGACTTGGTGGCAACATCAGCGGCGGTGGCTGCAAAGTCCCAAAATGCCACAGTTGTACCACCACTGGGAACTGCATTAACAATCTCAAACCACTGACGATTAAAGATGGTCCCTGATTCATATTTAATTTTCCAGTTGCCTTTAAGTAGCCTTTCCATCTCTACAGGGTGCAACGATAATAGATTTTGTAAGTATTGAGGGTTAGTTTCTATTAGTGCCGGGTTGTCATAAACCGTACCTTTAATAAAACTAAAGCTTTTAGGCGGTGCTATTTCTGCTAAGTCAGGAAACTTGTCCATGAGTTCATCTTCAGTATCACCCCAGTGCAATTCCCCATTAATCCGATAGAAATAACGGATAATTCCTGACCGTTCTTCTATGGGATATCCTGTGTTCTGATCAATGTACCAACTAATCATCTTAGCTACCCATGAATCAGCATCAGGGTTACAAGTTGCATCTATGCGAGGCTTGACCCCACAGGCGGAACGATTACGGGAAAAGAGAAACCAGAATTGACGCTCAGTAAACTTAGTCAGTTCATCAAAACCGATATGGCATATCTGCGAACCAGGGTACTTGTCTTCTACATCTTTCTCGTACTGAGCATGACCAAAACTAATCGCGCTACCATTGGGAAATGTCCAGTCAAGCTGGTACTCACGGGCTACTGAGTTCTTAATCTGTTTATATAAACTCCTAGACTCATCCCATAAACCACCTTCATTAGTTATTTCCGGTCGAGTTCTTCTGAAAATTACTGAACCATAACCAGGCACGTTTAAATATTTAGCTGCTTTTAGTAACATAGCGTAGCTTTTGCCACTGCCGGCTGCACCCCCATATATGCAGACATCAGCGTAGTTGTCATAAAATAGTTCTTGCGCTCCGGGTTGGGGGTCCGGCAGATCAATATGGATTATTTGGTTTTTAGATGACCTGGTTTTAGTGTATTCTCTGACTTTAATGATGTTTTTAGGATTAAGTTTGTTCATGATTTTTATATGCACAAAAAAACCCACTGTTAATAGTGGGTTAAAGGATGAGAAAGCTAAATCTATTATGTATTATGGCATCATTATTTGCCACAGTAGTTCATTTCTTGCTTCTATATATTCAACAGCAGAGAGGTATTTCTCTTCTGTTGAAAACATCTTTTGATTGATATCAATTGCAGATATCAAAGTGTTCATCTGCTTGTCTGACAAATTCCATTTGACTTTAAAGTCAGCGTCTAACTGACTTAATTGTATTTTCTTTTTATACTTAGCTAATTTTTCATTAGCTAAATCATTGACTTCTTCAGTAATAGCCTGACTGTCATACTGACAATTAACTGCATTTGCATTTATCTCTTGCTGCCATAATTCAGCTTCTACTTCTGAAATAAGCATTTCCCATACCTCTGGGGAATCAATGTTCTCCAGAATGTATTTTTCTTTGATGGTATTTTCGTCAAGACGACGTTTAATTTCGTCTTTAAACTGTTTCTTCAGTTTCGGCGATTCTAGCTTGTTAGAACCCCACTCCAGGTATTCTAAAGGCACGTTTTTAATGTCCGTGCCTTTATGTTTTCCAAATGTTAAAGTAGTCATTTTTTGTCTCCTGTTAACTTGTTTAACTGTTTAACTCATCATATCTATTAAGTCTTGGGCTGCTGCTTTTGCAGTCCAAAAATCTTGAAAGGATTCAAGAAGATTGTCGTCATCAATGACAACGTTATACCAGTTGCCAACTGGTATTAAGGTTATGCTTTTCCCCTTGTATTCATATTTCATTTTTCATTGGTTTGTCTTTCAATTGATAAATATAGTCTATCTTATTATTTGTTTATTGTCAATAAATTTTATACTGAATTTTTACACAATAAAAAACTACTAAATAAAGAGGGTTTACTTAGTAGTTTGTAAAGGTGCATCTTAATATATTATAACATAAATATTCTTGTCAAGCTTGAAAGCATTGAAAAATAAAGGGCTTAAATATTTGGTTACATTATCTTATTAATAGATAAATAAATGTCTTTTTGGAATTAAATTCTCTTGATATAGATGTTTGCCAGTAAGATACTGTAGTTAAATATTGAGAATTTATTAAAAGTACAGCAAATAACCAGCTAATTAGCTTGACAGGGATAAAAAGCTGTGTTAAACTAAAAGCGTGATGGTTACAAAAACAAAAACGCTGTAGCGGCTTGATGTCTGTCAACCGCTACAGCGTTAGGAAATTAGTAAACCTAATTTCATTACAAATTACAACTTAATTAAATGGTAACTCATGGTTTATGAAAAATCAAGTAGAAACGATTTTAACGGAACAGGAAGTAGCGGAAATTCGGGAATTGGCTTATGCGATCGCCAATGACCTGACTGACCGGGTTTTGTTTACCCACATGGGTATTCTCAATGCCTTAATGTGGCGGGCTGCTGTTGATTATGGAGTCAACGCCAAGAATATGGATTTAGACAACTGGAAGAACTTACTGCTTTGCAGTAAAGACCAGAATGTAAATATCATGGTTGCTCACAAGTACTTGGAAGACTATTTGACAAGCAACTGGAAGGGTGCTTTTTATAATAAAAACACTTTAAGAACTTACCGGAAGCTCCATATCCAGTGGGGTTTATTCTGGTTTGATATTGATTCCCGTCCCAAGGGCGCGGCTTGGGGTGCGGCTAATGGTGTGGAAGGACAAGGTACAGCCACCCCCCCAGTTTTGGAACGGGTTGATATCCCCAAAATCCTGATTTTCTATCAGGTATTTGATCAGGTTCGTAGGGACAGAATTAATTGGAAGTTAAGACATTCAGAGAATGTTTCCAGTTTTGAGTGTATGCCTGAACACGGTGGCATGATGATGGTTCAGTTCTACAATGCCTTATTTCATGTCACCAGCGACTTTCGTGGCAATTGTCATGGACATGGTGATGTGATTATTGAAACGCTAAATTACGATGGTGAGATTGTTGAACCAACTCCAGTTTTTAAAGTCATTATCTGGAAGTGGACCAGACGTAAAGGCTTGTTTAGGATGGTTTGGGAACGTATGCTAGTCAAAGCAGGGCAAATTGCTCAACAGGCTGTATCACTCACGTCTAAGCTAGTTGATGAACCATTGGGAAGTATAGTAGAAGTACCCTATTAATACTTCTGCTATTTTCAGTGAAATAAAATATTTTTAATTGTGTTTAGGTAGATTAATGTCATTTACCTAAGTTTTTAGTTGTGTTTATCAAATAGCTTAGACGCTTCATAAAAACGCTGGACTCTTTTTTGCTGTTTAAAACCTTCCAATATTTTATCTAAGCGTTTTGTGATTTCATTAGCAATGTGCTGATTTTCTTTGAAGCTATGATCTCCATAGTTGCGATCAAAGTTAGTAGCGATGTTTCTTGTTGCTGATGCTTCTTTGCTGTTATCAAGTATTTTATATAGCATTGCTGTACGTTTAAGGGTTACAGCGGAATCAGTGGAATTATAGCCACTGATTTTTTTGTGTGCTATAATTATGAAAATAGAACCCCTTGTTACTATCAAGTCAGTCCAGTGATCACTTCAACATCACTGGATTTTTTTATGTGTTACAATTGTAATGAGCATACCTGGTTACGTGAATCTAGCGATCGCTCCAATGTCGCTAGATTTTTTCTTTTCAATATACGTTTTTTGGGAGTAAGGATTGAATAGGGAGATTTAAGGCATTGGCAATTGATTCAATCTCACTAAATGATATGGTTTGTCTTCTGCCGTCCTGTCCTTTGAATAAATCTTCTATGGCAATAATGACGTTCACTGATTTATCAATTTTTGCTGCTAGTTGTTTCCTGGACATTCCCGCTTTTTCACGAGCTATATAAATTAAGATTCCTATTTTCCCTTCTGTGGACAAGGTTTCAAAGCTATTTGGTTCTACAATCATGACTGTTATATTAATTATTTACACCACTAATAATATATCAAAGAAAACCGTTAATTCTCGCTTTTTTCGCAGATTTAATTAAGTCAAATAATTAGCTTAACGGTTAAAATAAAAGCAGTTTTAAATGTTTTAGTTATGCCAAATACAACTAAAAATAAAACTATCTTAACTAAGGTTTTAAGTTCTGATTTGCTATTAAATCGGGATGCAAGAACTCTAGGATTCTCGTTTTCTTCTAAGAGTAATATCTGTGAAAGATATTCTCTCTATGGTGATTTACCTGAAGGTGCTAGTGTCGTTTTTGATGAACAATTATCCCACGATGCTCGTAGCTGGGACTTGACAAGGGTTACTAATAAAACTTGTCCTTTTCTCAAAAATCATGCACGTGGTCAAAAAATCGGCATTGTTACTGAAGTCGGTTTGGACGGCGATCGCGGCATGGCAACTGTGAAGCTGTCTAGAAACGGTTTAGCAGAGCAATTCATGTCTGACATAGAAGATGGTACTTCTGGAGGTATCAGCTTTGGGTATACCGTAGAGGAATACCGTGTTATTACCCCAGCAGAGTACGCTACTGATAAGGATGGTTGCGTTATGCTGACAAAGAAAGCCCTCTTAGAAGCGACAAAGATAGTTCTATTGGAAATATCTTCTGAAGACATACCAGCGGACCCAACAGTTGGATACGGAAAGTCTTTTGTATGTTTTGACGATATTTCAGTTAAAGGAGATCCCAATTTCAACCCCAATCGAAAAATGAATGAAAAAACTGAACTGGAGTTAACTACAACTAAATTGGAGTTAACTGCAATTAAAACCGCTTTAGCAGAAGCTAATAATACTAATGTTTTATTGTCTGAAAAGCAGGTTTTGTTAACCAATGAAAACAATAGACTGAGTGAACAAATCAAAGTTTTAAGCAAGTCTATTGAGGAAAAAAACACTGCTATTTCTACTTTTGAAAAGCGTGAATCAGTGGTATCTCGCTATTATGATTTACGTCAAAAAGCTGAAGATTTGGTGTCCGAAGGTAAGTTGTCTGCTGTTGAATTTGGGGATTTATTCTCTGAAACACCTAGTAGCGATATTGCCCATCATACCAAGAGCGATCGCTTGGGTTATATTGAGTTTCATCTTGAATTAATCAATAAGAGAACCGCACCTTTACTTAACTTAAAGCAGTCAATTTCTGAGCCTATTGTCAATGCTGGTCAGTCTAATCCTGCTGATTTAGAAACACGGGCTTTACAGATTATTCAATCTTTAGGTCAATCTAAACCAATTATAGATTAATACTATGACTATGCGTTATGAGTCGTATCTTTACGACGATGAGTTATCAGGGTTTTTGCCTGTATTAGCACGGGCTACAGAAACAACCCCTACCCGATACACCCGCTTAAATGAAGCCTATGCAACGGGATCTACTGGGGCTATCCGTAAGCTGGTTAAAACTTTTGCTCCTGGTTTCTTTGCTGGTAGTGGTACTTCGGCTTTATTGGCTGGTAATCGGATTTTACCCCGTATGACTACCAGAACTGCTACTGCTGCTAGTGCTACTAGTATTTCTTTCCCTGTCGGTACTGCTGGTATTTTCATACCTACTGATGTTCTCTCTATTATTGCACCTTCAGTAAGATTGACAATCTCATCCTCAAGTACAGGATGGGCTGCTAATGATACTATCACTGTAACCGTCAATGGCGTTGCTGTTACTTATACTGTGGTGGCTGGTGATATTGGTGGTTCATTGACAGCAACTAATACTAACGTAGCTGCTAAAATTATTGCGGCGATCGCTACTAATCCTTATACTTCTAGACTGGTTTCTGGATTGTCTATAGCCAGTGGTGCTACTGACACTGTAATTGTTTTTTGGGCAAAAGATTTTACTAGTCTTTACAGCTTTGCTGCTACTGACACTGGTGCTAATGGCGCAGCTACCGCTTCTGCGGCTGTATTTGCTCCTAATACAACTATAGGTACAATTTCCGCTGTTAACACAGTTACAGATGCTGTTACCATTAGTGCGGCTTCTGTATCCGTGCCTTTGGGTATGCCTATAGGTGTGGCTGCTAGTTCACCGGAAAATTTAGGAATGTTGTCTCCTGAAGTTCCTATTGATTTGTTGTACAGAGAAAGCCAAAATTACGCTCTCTACTTAGAAGGCGATGTTTATGGGTCTAAGTTGCCTTATATAGATGGACAACTAGCCGCTTTATATCCTGAAATTCGTTTGGTGTAATTTATGCCGTCAATTATTGAATTAATTAACTCTCAACCGGGTGTGGTTCAGCGGGCTATTGACTTGCAACTGGCAACTGTCTCTAGCACTGGTGAAGTCTATGCTGACGGTTATCCCGACCCTGCTTTGAATCGTTTTTTTCCTTTTGTTCAGTATAGTGATCCGGTTTTGGCATTGCTCAAAATGCGGGCTTATACTCCTACTCTTGCTTATGTGGTAGCTACTGATGGTGCTATTCCCCAAGATGTAGAACGTCTTAGTGTGACTCAAGAAACCTTTGGTAATTTTAAACTGGCTAAATCTAGATTGATTACTGAAGAGGATTTTAACCTTGCTCAACAGGCGGAACGCTTGGCTATGTCCGGTAACGCCCAAGCGTCTGAAGCTATCAGGAATATCTTTTTAGGCGTACCCGCACTGCTTACCCAGTCTGTTATTAACTTACACACTGTATTGACTTTGCTGATTGCTTGTACTGGACAATGCAACTATCCTGACCCTACATCAGGAGCGTCAGCAGTTCTTAGTTACAGAAGTCAAATCCCTTCGGACAATTTACCATCTGCTTTGACGGGTACTGCTGTGTGGTCCGCTTCAACTACCGCTACAGGTATTGATGATTTGGTGAGCCACTTGTCTAGTTACTACAACAGTGTTAAAAGGTTTCCTCCTTATATTGTTATGTCTAGGCTGACTGCTAACAACCTTAGAAACCAAACTAGCACTAAAGAAATTGTGGGGCGTGCTAAAGGGATGATTGTGGAAGTGGGGGCTGCTAACCCGGCTGCCGTAGCTGCTTTGCCACCTCCATCTTTACAGGAAATTGGTGGTGTGGTTGGACAACGATTATTAGCAGGTGGTGGTCAAAATCCCAACATTGAGATTATTGTTTCTGATGCAGTTTACTATCAGCGCGGTTCAGGTCGTGTAGGCACAGAAGTGAAAACCTATGTCCCTGCTGATTATTACTTCTTTGCTCTTGATAACTACATTGAACGGGCGATTGTTCCCACTGCTTCTAACAACTTTGCTGGGGGACTGGTAACTACTACTGAAGTCGTCAGCAAAGAACCACCTCAAGAAAAAATCACTGTAGCGGGACGTGGCTTTCCTCTTGTGATGGACCCTCGTTTTATCGGGGCTAGAAGTACTAATAGTGCCACTGCGTTGACAGTTATTTAGATTGTGACCACTTGATTGGGCTATTTCCTCTAAACCCAAACATGGATGTACCTTTGGTTGGTGATGCTGATTCCGGACTGGTATTTGTGACTATCTTTAACAGTCGTTGGTATTCAAGTCCGTACTTACTTTGTCCGTAGCTATCAGGAACACTTTGCAACTCAATGTTGTAAGACTCATCATCTACTTCTAAGCGTTTTAAGACTCCCGTACTGTAATCACTACCCGTACTTTGTTTAGTTAAGGTAATTTTGTGAGCGGTCAATAACTCAGCTGCTACGTCTTTTAAAGTTCCCCAATGGTACAGTTCAACTTCTAAAAGTGCTTCTGGTAAGAACAAATTAAACTTGGTTTCTTCACCGACAAATTCTGGATACTTGACAATAAAGTTACTGAATAAAATCATGATTTCCTCTTATGTAAACCAAACAATTGGATATTTAGAACCCTTTAATTCTAACTTAACATTAACCTTTCAAATGGGTAATGGTCATTTTGTTGAGGATGCTGTGGGGAATAGGATTGAAACAGTTTCTACTGTGATTGTTCAAGCTTCTGTATCTGCTAAGAAGGATTTTAAGCCTTTGTTTGAAGATGCTCAAATGGGTAGAAATATTATCTATTTGAAGGGAAGAATGATTGGTAATTGGAGTAATTTGATTTTTGATTATCAATTAATTGCTGATGCTGTACTTACTGATTCAAGTGGTAGTATAGTTACAGGACAATGGCAATTTATTCCTGTACCTCAAAACCGAATTGCAACTTATTTAGAAGTAAGAAAAAGATACATTGAGGGTCGTTTAACTATAACAAGTAGGGTATAATTATGGTTGTAGCTAATTGGAAAAGTATTAAAATTCCCCGAAAACTCACTGCTACCCACGCATGGACTGCCCCTCATGCAGTGATTGTCCATGAAGGTGCGACTTTCTCTAATGGCTCTGAAAACCCAGCCCGTCCTTGGGTTGGCACTGCTATTGATGAGTATGATTTTTTGGGTGAATATGCCGACGGGTTTAACCAAAGTGAGAACTTCAAACAGGCTTTTATGGCTATGTCTGAAGGATTTGGTGAAGCTTGTCAGGCAAATCTTGAGGATGTCCGTTGGCAATGGCCACGCACCACCGTCCGTAAGAGTGGGGATGTAGTTGGTTCACCCCGTGACATTGTGGACACTGGGGAACTGAAAAACTCTTACGAGGTGCAATATGAAGGCAATTGACCTCAGAAAAATTCTGGCAACGTTACTAGCTACTGAGTTGGGTACTTATACTAATGGGTTGCCTTCAATCTGGGTATACGGTAGTTCATCTCAACCACCATCTGCAAGTAACGGGCTTGAATGTTTGATTAAGGAAACCCCTAATGTTGCGGCTAAAGCTACCAGCGCTGGGTCAAGATATAAGCCTCAACAATGGGAAATTCTACTGCGTAATTGGGTAAAAAATTCTAATTTACCAACGGCGATCGCTAAGATAGAGAGACGTTTACCTGTTTTAAGGTATACACACATTCCTGCTACTTCTGATATACTAGAACAAAGCAGGATTGTCATTTTTGACCCTATAGTCACATAACGGTGACTATTCTGACTTACCAAAACAAAGCAAAGTTGTCATTTTTGACTTTATAGTCACATAACAGTCACATAACAATCACTTAAAAATTATGCCAGTAGTTTTAGACTTTGCCAGACCAAAATCTGTTCCCACAAATGCCACTAATGCGTCAATTACCGCAGGTTCTGTAGTTGAAGTGGACACTGGATCTGAAGAATCTCAGTTTTTTCCTTTTACCCATGCTTCTATTACCCCTAGCACTTTCACTGTCGCCAACTGCAATATTACCAACGGTAGTGCAACTATTACTACTACCACTGCTAACGGGTTTGCTAATGTGCGTGTTGGTGATGTGGTTACAGTAACGGCTGGCGGTGGTACTATTGCTGCTAACACTGTGCTGACTATCAATAGCACTACTTCTATCACTATTAGCGTGAACGCAACTGTAAGTAGTACAACCGCCAATAGCTCTACAATACAGCTTGCACCACCCGCAATTTCTCCTACTGTGTGGGGAGTTAGATTGTTGTACACAAAATCTGGTTCTGTAATCACTATTCGCCCTACTATCTATTTTTACGATGGTACTCTTGGTGGCACAGCCGGCACAGTTGCTAATGCTGCTTCATCAATTAACCTCACTGATTCATCAGGTAATTTACCCAGTATTGATCTTGATGCTTTCTATAACGCTATTCGTGTATCTCGTAGTGCTTAATTGTTTTACATTTATTTTTGTAATTGCTTAGGAGTTTATAAATGGCTTTAGCTAATCGTCCAGTCCAAACCGTAATTCTTCAAAACTTTGCTCTTGATGTTAAAATGTTACCAGAAAACACCCGTGCAGTTACTACCACTACTTTAACTTGTACTGCTGGTGCTTTAGAGGGTGCTACTAATATTAGTGTTAGTGCTACTACTGGTGTCACTTATACTATTGCCGCTGGTACTTCTTTGTCTTTTGTTGCACCTACTAATCCTTTAATCCGCCATCAAATACTAGTATTGTCTAATGCTACTTTAGCTGGTACTACCGCAGTGTCTTTAACGGTCGCACCTCTTTTGGATGCTATTCCGGCCAACTCTACCGCTAGATTAGTTCAGGATATGTTTCCTGTACTAGGGATTACCAACCTTGGTCCTCAACTTAGTCCCACTGTAGTAGACACTACTCACGCTCAGTCTGGTAGTGGTACTAGTTCTGCTATTGTCCGCACCAAAAGAGAACTTACTGTGGAAGGCATTGAATACGTTGGTGATATTGCTTTAGAACAATTTATTAAACGTACCTTTTTTGACCCTGTATTTATGAACAGGGAATTGTACGCGATCGCTACTTATCCCAACGGCGCAAGACTGGAAGGTGCATCTAAAGTAACGGCTTTGACTATGCCAGCAACACAGATGGAAGTCTTGAAATATACTTTCACGTTAGAGTTTCAAGATGAAATATCCTGGACTCCTGCTTATTATGCTTCTGGTGGTTCTAGTACCGGATTCCCTGTTTATAACTTGTAATGAAAATTCTCAAGGATAGCACTGGGTTATTAGCTGTCCTCATTAACTGCCGCATTGATGAAGATAGGTTGCTATGCGGTGCGGCAGTTTTTAGAGGAGGATTGTCAGGGCAAATTACCGTTTCTGATCGCTACTCCTCTTACCAAGTCAAGATTCCTGATTCCGTTAAACAGGTAGCAACTTATCAACTTTTGGCAGATTCCCAAGACAATTTAGAGATTGAATTATGCGCCCAATAATTAACAAAAAAGCCAAGTATGAAGTTATCCCTGTGGGTAATGAGTCTACTGGGATTATCTATTTAGAAAAACGCGGTTCTTTGAGTGTTGGTGAAGCTAGAGATATTGATAGCATTGATGCTAAACGTCAAAAAGCAGCCATTATTGCGTCTAAGCTGGTTAAAAAGATTTCTGTTGATCGTGGTGTCACAATTGCAGAAGCCCAAGAATTACTTTCTCCTACTCGGTCTGCTGATGGTGCAACTGAAGTTGATAATTCTGATGTTATCTACGACTACATTGAAGACTTCACTGAATTAGAAGCTTTGAGTTCCATTTACAATGCTTCTGTGTCTATTGCTGTGGCTACTCTATTCATTAAAAAACGGGTAGCTTTCCCAGTGGAACTTACATCATCAGTACCTTTTAATTCCACAAGTATTTCCGTTGCTTCAACCCACTTTCCATTACAGGATGGACAAATAATTCGCTTCGGCGATTGTTTAGTCACTGTGTTGGGCAACTATCAACCTTCAGATACAGATTCAATTATCAGGATTCAACCTGTATCTGAAAATCTACCCATGACCGTTGGTTTCTTATACAACAACTCAACTAAGTCTTACGTAGTTGGTACGGATGAGTGGTCAGAAGAAGACACTAAAGACTGTAGTGATGAATTTGTATCTGCTATTTACAAATTCTATGAGAACGAGCGTAGTCGGTGGAAAGTAGAACCAGAATCAGCACCTGCACCTGTGACTGAGGGGGAGCAGCTACCAGTTCCTCAGTTGACTGGGGAAGTATCTACTGGCGAATCCAGTCCTACCGAGTTTCTGACCCCAGATTTAGAGACTGGGATAGTTTCTTAGATCAACCCATTCACGTAGTATTTGAGTGCATTGAGGCACTTGAACAACACCGGAGGGAACAGGCTAATGTTGAGGGACGGGTTCATGCGATCGGTTGGACGGGACTGTTTAACGGGTTCAAAAAAGAAAATGACCCCAATATGGACTTTATTGATTTGCTACCCTTTCCTGACGATATTAGAGGTGATACCCGCAAGATTAGCCAAGCAACGGAAAACATTGTTAAGGATATTATCAAGAACAATCGGTTGCCCCCTCCGGTTTTATCAGCTTTGAATCTGCTACTTTCTTGATTACAGATTAATATTCTTAATCTGTAATCTTTTTCTTTATAGGAGTTAATATTATGAATTTAGGCGAATTAATTGTAGAGTTATCTGCTGATTCTTCTGAGCTAGAAAAGACTTTGGAACGGGCTAAGAAGAAGGCTTATGAAGCGGCTGTGTCGGTAGAAAAAAGCTTTGAAAATATTAATCTTAATGTCGGAGTGGACGATGATAGCTTAGTCAATTTAAATAAGCACTTAAATTTAAAAGTACAACATCTTAAAGAAGTTAATAAGTATTTTAATAATAATCCTATTGTTGTCAATGTTGATGATAGTAGCTTGACTGATTTGAATGAACACTTAAATTTAAAAGTACAGCACCTTAAACAAGTTAATAAGTATTTTGATAGCAATCCAATTAAAGTTAATACCGATACCAAAAGTCTTGATGAATTAGAAGAAAGATTAGGCGGGCTTTCTAGTAGAACTATTACTATTACTGTTGAATCTGATTTAAGTAAGCAACTAGAAAAAAGTTTAGCTGATGCTGTTAAAAATGCTGTTAAAGAAGAAATGTCAGAACAAGCTTCAGTAACGGCTCAACAACAAACAGCTAAAGAAGCTTCATCGCCAAATAAAGTCCAAAAAGTAGACATGGTGGTTAATCCAGGTAGAGCTATTATGGACGGGATATTTGGAGGACTTGGTAAAGGTTTTACTGATGGGATTAATAGAGGTATTGAGGATGCTGTTGGTGTTGATATTCCAACTATGACTAGGATAACTAGTAACATGATGTTGCGTTATTTTGGTGTAGGTAAGAAAGCGCAATCAGATCCTAAAAATGAACAGAAGCGAGTAGAAGCTATTCTTAAAGATGGAATTGATGCTTTTGTTGTAGCGCACGATCACCGCGCTGCATGGTATCAAGGTACAAGCAATTCTAATGCTGTTGGTAGCACCAAAAGAAGTAGAAAAAAAGCATATAATCCACCCAAAGTCGCCAATGATGTTGATGTAGATTTTGAAGCTACTGGACAGGTTGCCGCCAAAGGCTTGTTGCGTTATTTTGGTATAGGTAAAAAAGCCCAATCAGATCCTAAAAACGAACAAAAGCGAGTAGAGGCAATTTTAAGAGGGATGGTTGATGATTATGTAGAGACACAAACACCAGTAAAACCATCTGCTGCTAGTCAGTTCTTGACTGAAATTAACAATCAATTTGTGACTGAAATTGAGCAATCACTTGAAAACACAGCCCAAAGAGTTAAAAGTGCTACTATCGGCGCAGTGCGGAAAGGATCTCAGAATATTCTTGCTAATTCCTCTGCAAAGATACAAAATGCAGTTAATGGTGTATTTAATTCTTTAGAGGGAACGGGAGATGGCTCTGGGTCTCTTGGCGGAAAAATTGGCTCTCAAATAGTTAGTTTTGCAAAACAATCTGTAAAGTCAACAACAAAAACTATACTACCGAATACTTATGGTGTTGTTAGTGAGTTTTTGAAAACTGGGACTATAAATACTCCAAAACCCAAGCCTATTCCTGTCACCCCTGAATCAGAACTCAAACAAGCTGCCAGCAACTTAGAAAGTGCCACAAAAGGATTAAATGAGTACATAGCCAATGTAAGTACCGTTTCTACCGATTCAGGATTAAGTCAGGCTGCAATTAGTTTAGAAAACGCCGCTCAGTCATTGAACAATGCAGTCAATACATTAAATAATTCTATATCTGCTATTAATTTAATAGCTGCTCCTGTGGTAACACAAGCAATACAATCGCCTGTAGAGCAGCCATTAAATATTCCTGTAAATATTCCTAGAAAATCCAAAAAACCACAACCAGAACTTGAATTAGTGCCTATTGAAACTACTGCTAGTCAAGTACCACAGCAACTAAAACAGCACTTTGAAACCATAAAAACTAATACATTAAAAAATATTGATTTGTCTAAGCAGTATGTTGAAGCAACTGCTAGAGAGAATGGTGAAGAATTAGTGCCATTGGAAATAGGAAAGTCCAAAAAATCAGACGAAATAAAAGTACAAAAAGAAATATCTTTAGAAAATGTTAAAGCCTCTTTTAAAGCTATTAACAATTATTTTAGTGAAGAATATAAAAAGCTAAAAATTGAAGTTGACCAGACTAAAAAAACAGGAACTCCAGCAGAAATTAAAGCCACGAAAGAAAAACTTAAAAAGTTTATATTAACTAGTAATTCTGCAATAAAAGATATAGATAATATTGTTAAACAAGCCGAAGATGCTGGTTTTGATAAAAAAATTAACAGTGATCTTAGCAAAGTTCATGCTGGAGGTAAATCTCCTGTAAGTGCTAATGCTAAAAGGGCTAATGAGGCAATAGGTAAGCTAAACACAGAAGAAAAAAGTATTTTTGATAAGCAGCTTGCTTACTATGCACCCTTGGCTCAACAATTAGGTATTGATATTGACGCAGGATTAGCAAAAGGTGTTAAGCATGGCTCTGATGGCGTGTCTGATACTGCTAGACAGATGCTTGATGACTTGATTGAAACTGTTGAAGCTAAGATGAAAATCCAGTCTCCATCTTTGGTGATGTTTGAGATTGGGATGATGATAGCTTCTGGGCTGTTTCTTGGGATGCAAAAAGGGAACAGCAAAGTTGCGGTAGGGGCTAGACAGCTTGTAAGCACCGTTAAAGATGCTGTGGGTTCAGCTAAAGAAATTCTTGAGCCAGCATTGGCTGTTGGTGGTCTTATACCGGGTATGTCTACTGCGGCCACTTATGGGAGTGTAGGATTAGCTGCATCTGATTCTGGGCTAAAGATGCTTGACAAAGTAGGAGAACGACACGCTGCTAACCCAGAACAAACATTATTTCAGTCTGCGTTTGAGTCTGGAAAAGATTTTGTTGCTGAACTAAGGGCTGACAAGACACTTACTAAGCCTAGAGAAGCATTTGATCATTTTATTAATTTAAGTAAAGCAGGTGCAGCTACTTTCGGTGTAAGCTCATTTACTGCTTTTGATGCGGCTCAGTCTGGTATGACAGCACTTTTAAGAAGTGGTGCAATAGGAAAAGCGGTAGCCCAATCCCATGGGGAAACTAAGACCAGGTTAGCAAAAGATCCGTCTCTTGATTACATGGCTGCTTATAAAGCGGTTCTCACGGAGAAATTAAAAGATTTAAAGTTAACTAAACCTGAGATTATCAAAGCTATTGGTAGTGCATTAAAAGTAGTTCCTACTGGTTTTGGTACAGCAGCTAATTCCGTTACTGAAACCGCAGGGACGGTATTTGCTGATGGCATAGATGCTTTGACTATTCCCAGAGATTTATATAGGAATATTGTAACAAAGGCTGCTAAAGGTGCAACTCATCAACAGGCGATCGCGGAATCAATTACTGATTTAGGCGCACCCACTCAAGTAGCTGATGCCATTGGTAGCTTTGGGGACAAACACAGCGTTTCCTTAAATGCTTTTGCTCGCATGAGTGGCAACGTAGTTGAAAACATTAATAGAAGTCTTATTAATACCGTTGCAGCTTCATCTAAAGTTGTGAGTGCTAGTACTAATGCTGTAAGTAATCAAGTTAAAAAGAATATGGGTCATTTACCTAGTCAGCAACCAATAAGTAAATCTGACTCAAGAAATGTTAGTAGTGCTGCTATAGCCTCTGATAATACTTCTTCCAAGCCATTTACGTCCATAGGCGGAAATATTATGAAAGGACTGGGTAAAGGAATGGCGGACAGTATTGGAAGTGTTACTAAAGTTATGGACAATGCTGGTAATTCAATCCAATCCCGGATTAAGCAGAATATGGGTATCAGTTCACCATCGAAAGTGATGATAGCATTGGGCTTAATGATAGCGTCAGGGTTGGCTATAGGGATTAAAAAAGGTGTTATTGATGTTTCCAGTGCCACTGATGAATTAACGGACATGGTAATCAACAAGATGAAGTCCTTGCAATCTTTGCCGTCACAAAATATTGAGGCTTTTCAGGAAGCAACTTTAAACGCATCTAGTCCAAATTCTGAATTAACCCAAAAAGTTTACGATGAGTCCAAAGGAATAAGTAAGCCTACTGCGTTTGGTTCTATGATTGGAACTATTATGATGGGTTTAGCTAATTCAGGATTGACACCCAAAAATATTGAAACGCCTTTAAGACATTTAGGGGCTTTCTATCAAGGAACAGCACAAGTACATAAACTTAATTCTGCTTTAGCGCGAGAGGCAGAGATTGCTACCATTTTTAATATGATGCAAGCTGCGGAAAAAGAAGGCTATTTACCTGATGGTGGCTTTGTGAATATGGTTAAGCATGAAAACTTACCTACCCTTGCACATACATTAGGCGGATTTAATTACACCCAAACTAAAGACGGTGGATTACAGATTAATGATGTCTATGACTGGCACAATAGTGAAGAAACTGACAAAAATACTCCATTTAGTTTGCCTAATAATTTCGGTAAAAAAATATATTCAATGCTTGATAAAAACCAGTGGCTAGTTAACTTGCTGGGGTTAGAGTCTACTGATTTTGGTGGTTCAAAAGCTTATTCCAAGTATGACACCAATACTGGGCGAGAACTATTTTCTTTTTTGAATAAAGAAAAGCACGATTTTCAGTTAGGGCATTCCGTTCATTCATCTGTGATAGGTGGATCACCTTATATTCAAACCCATAATTTAAATAAAGACGAATTTGATAATCTTATTGATTTAGCAACAAACCCTTATTTAAAATCTAAAAGCATTAAAGGTAATCCAAACTTAAAATCATTCTTGGAACATCCAGAGATATCAAAATATATTAAAGCCACTCAGTCAAGTGATGAAGGAGGCATTAAAAGCCTTGTTTCAGCAGTCAAAAAAGATTTTGGAGAAGGCAGTAAGTTTAAGAAGGTATTTGATAATATTTTTGATCCTGTTTCTAGTCAACTAAACAAACAATATGAAGAGTATTATCAACAACTTGATCAGCAAGAAAAATCTGGCGATTACAAAAATAGGCTGGTAGCAGAAGATATATACGATAAGCTTGAAAATCCAAATAATGATATGACAAAAGAAAGCGTATTGTCTTTGATTTCTGCTCATAGAATGGCAGGGGTGAGAGGCGATAGCGATATGCAATCTCGGTTACATAATATTTTGTTAAATCAGTTTAAAGCGAATAATCCAAGTATTGAAGGTATTGGTGACAAAATAAATAAAGTTAAGGATTTATTTGGTAGTGAAGGTATTGGTGACAAAATAAATAAAGTTAAGGATTTATTTGGTAGTGGATTTAACTTCAAAGAAATAGGGGGCAACTTAATATCTTCTTTTGCACAAGGATTTATGTCTGCAAATGGTGGTGTACTAGGAATAGTCACCAAGTTTGCTAAAGGCATACTAAGCGCGGTTAAAAAGGTATTTAGAATAGCGTCACCATCAGGTGAAGGTATTGATACTGGGGAAAATTACGCCAGTTCCCATGCTATTGGTATTAACAACCAAGCCCAGACCGCTGTTAATGCTGCTAGAAACATGGCAGAAGACATTAGGAATGCGATCGCTGATCCTTATCCCAACGCACAGATACTTTCCAGTAAAAACTTTGTACTCAATCCAAATGCACAGATAATCTCATCTCAAAAGTTTACGCCTAAGCCTGATGCACAGATACTTTTTAGTAGGAACTTTGCGCCTAACCTAAATGCACAAATAGTCTCATCTCAAAAGTTTACGCCTAAGCCTGATGCACAGTTGATTTTACCAGTCGTCCAAGGGTTGTCGCCAGCCATAAGATCAACTCATTCACTAGAACAAAATAGTATAAGTGCTTTAATTGCTGCTAATAAACAAATACAAGCTATTATTGCTGGGAATAAAGTAACCGTCTCTTCTCGTTTTGCACCCATACCAGATCCTTGGACTACACCACCTTTGCCTACGCAAGCAGTCAAGCAATTGAGCAAGCAAATGACTGGGCAATATAGACCAATACCCGACTTTTGGCTAACATCATCGCGTTCTACCCAAGCATTTAAACAAGCTGGTAAATTACCTACTGGACAAATACCTATTACACTTTCGTCTACTGTACCATCCTTTATTCCCCAACCTGCTGGTACTGCTACGCCAAAATATGTTTTGCCACCTCAAATTCTTGGAACTACTGTACCGGCATACACAGTCCCTGTTAACCCAACTCCAAATACAAGTTCAGCCCCAAGTATAAGCAACAACCCCAATTTAAACCCTGTACGACCTTTGCCACCTACGTTATTAAACCAGTATTTAAACTTAGGTACTGATTTGGTGACAAATATTTTTAATGCTGTTAGTACAAGTATCCGTCAAAGCACTTTGTCTGGTTATGCTTCATTGGGTCAAGTCATGCGGAATGCCGTTAACGCAGCTTTGTTTTCTTTAGCGGATACGCTTAAACAACCACTGCATCAAGCTTTATTGTCTCAAACCAGGAGTATATTGCCTTGGTTCTTAAAATTTATACCTCGCAGTTTTCAACTACTTCCTAAATTAAGTTTTGCCATACCTTTTGTTGGTGGTATGGTATTAAGGTTTGGTAATTCAATTGTTAAGAATTTATTAGAAAACAATATTTTGAAAGAAGGTGGTTTTTTAACAAACTTATTGAGTTCTATTACTAGGGTAGATTTATCAGCTTTATCAGGAACCAAAACTGCTGGTGTTACAGGGTTTTTAAAAAATATTGTAAGTCCAGTACCTCTGCTGGTCGGTTCACAATTTAATCCATTGCTGACACTAGGGATATCAAGCGCAAGCCCGTTTTATGATGCTTTTAGTGGTATCTTGGGACTAGATAAATCAGTGAAGCCCAACCCCAAAAAACAAGCTCCTACTATTGAAAAAGTATTACAAGACCAGACTAAAATCAATAGAGAAAAAGCTCTTTTGCGTGATGTTAAAGAAACTGGTACTAGTGCCAGTGTCAACGCAGGGGTGGGACAAAATCTTGCTGCTTATCCAGATGCCCAAAGAACCAAAACAGAAGAATTATTAAAACGGGCTGTTGAATCTGGTAAAGCAATACCAAAATTAGATGAACTTACCAGGAAGGCATTAAGAGAGCGTGGTGTAAGTAGTTTTGTTCGTAATCGAATGGACTCTGCTGAGTTACTTACTGAACGGGAAAATATACTCAAGAATCCTCTTAACGCTACCAGTAAAGAACGTGACTTTCTCTTGTACACAGCAGACATGAAAAAAGCTAATGCTGCTACGCTAAAAGAACAAGAGAAAAGGATTATCTCTATCCTTAAAGAACGGGGGAAAAGTGATCAGGATATTGAAAATATACGAAATTCAGGTGCATACGCACTACTCAATGTTGGTGATGATTTAATAAAGAACCTGCCTACAATTACAAAACAGCCTACTGCTACACAAACAGTTCAGCCACGCACTTCTAGTGCCAGTATTGCTAGTAAAGAACTAGTAGAAAACTTAGGAAATACTTTACTAAACAGTGTTTTAAACAACCTTGATATTCCTGTTATTCCTAAGTCTGTAATTCAAGGAATGATTGGTAAAAAACTAAGAGAAAGATCGGCAACAATAGCAGATGCTATTAATGCGTTTGGAGTTGAAAAAAGCAAGGCTGAACAATTATTAGAAAAAACTGTTCAATCAGGTAGAACGGATCTTGGAAAAAGAGCCGATGGACTCACTAAACAAATATTAAGAGAGCGTGGTGTCACTGAATCTGTGCGTAATGCCATGACACCAGAACAATTAGCCGCATCCCGTGAAAAAATAACTAAATCCCCAATTGATTTAACCGCTAGAGAGCGTAAACTTCTGAAGTTTATGGGTGATTTTGAATCTCATGCAGCAACGATGGGAAATGATGTAGCCACAAGAAAACGGGATGCTATGGTAATGTCTGTTTTGCAAGAACGTGGGATGAGTCGCGCTGAAAGAAAACAGATTCAACAATCACAGGGTGGACAAGGATTAAGTAGTTTTGCTGACAACTTGAGAGACAATCCTCGTACAGGCGGATTTATGGGTAGACTCACAGAAGCTTATGCTAGTAACGACCAGGATGCTATGAAAGAACTGGTCAAGCAAGGATTAAGAAAAACCGGGATGTCTGCCAAGCAAGTCAACAACATTGACCCCAAGCTTTTAGACACAGCTACCGCAGGATTAATGACTACTTTGTCTGGACTACAGGCTAAGTTCAGGGAAAAAGGCTTTGACATGGGTAAAGCTTTGGCTAAGGGCTTGAAAGACTCAATGGTAAATCTAGCTAACGCGAAAGATGACTTGGAATACAATGCCAAAAAAGTCATGGGACAAGCTAATTTTGGTGATTCTGTAGGTTTAATATTCCGTCGTATGTTCAGGGGTACAGTGGCCACTCAAGGTCAATTTGCAGAAATGTACAACCAAATGGGATCTGGAGTAAAGAACTTGATCTTTAAAGATCCCAAGGAAGGCGACGAGATATTCCCCAATATCCTTCAGTTTGTGGGTTCAATAACCACCACTTTAGCACCAATTACCACTATGATAGGTGCAATTACACCATTGCTATTACCTTTAGCCCCAATTATCACAGGTATAGGTATGGCTGTAAATATGGTTGCACCTCATGTGGCTAAACTAATAGATGGCATTCAAAGGGTAGAAGTGCTACAGAGAAGATTTAAGTTTTTAGGCGGATCAAAAGAAGGCGGAAAAGCGGAATTTAATTACGCAAAAGATATTGCCACCAAACTAAACGTACCTTCAGAAGTAGCTGCTAACTCCTATTCTCAACTAGCGATCGCTGCTAAAGACAGCAAGATGGAAGGTCAAGGGGTTAAGGAACTATTTGAAGGTATCACTTCATCTTTAAGCGCGTTAGGTATTAATGGACAAGACGCTAGTTTAGTCTTCATGGCATATACGCAGATATTGGCTAAAGGCAAATTGTCTATGGAAGAACTTAGACAGCAATTAGGTGAGAAGTTCCCACCTGCTATGGCTACGTTTGCTAAAGCTATGGGTGTGACTATTCCTGAAATGAATGAACTGGTAGCGTCTGGTGGCATTTTATCCCAAGATATTTTACCTAAAGTAGCTAAAGTATTAAAAGAAGATTATGGTAGTGCTGCCGCCGATCAAGCTGGGGGGCTGGTAGTTGCGCTGAACAGATTAGGTAATGTGGGCTTTGAGATTACAACGATATTTACTGATAAGATTGGTGGCACACTAGCATTTTTTGTTAACACTTTTGCTAATATTTTAGGCGTACTTAGCGGTGCATTAAAAGAAATGATACCATTAGTCCAGTCATTTATGATTGGCTTTGCAGCCACAATTTCTATTGGACTAACAATCATTCTTTCTAAATTTGGACCTTTACGAGTCGCCATAGGTAGTTTACAAAGCTTCTTATTGGCTACTTTTTCAGCTATTACTACCAATATGATGCCAATGGTTGTTGGTATTGTCTCAGACGTTGCTGATGGTTGGTTAGGTGCAGAAAGAAATCTCTTGGACAATATGTTTCAAGGTATAAATAACATGATTGTCACTGTGTTCAGCACTATAGACACTGCCATGCGTTCCATGAGTGACAACAAAGTTAGTTTTTCTTCTCTCTTTGGTGGGTTAATCCAAGGGGCAGAACAAGCTGGTAGTATCATAGACTGGCTTAAAGGGGTGTTTGCAGGTTTCTTTAAAATTCTTCCCTCCGGGATTGTAGAGATACTAGCTATAGTATTTATGCTAGAGCAAGGAACAGGTCTCATGGTTATGGCTTTGTGGCCTGCCATCACAAAACTGTGGGGCGGCATTACTGGAATATTTGGTGCTACAGCAAAAGCATTTTATGGGGTAATGGGAACTATCAAAAGCGTTATTGAATTAATGATGACATCTTCAGCGGTTGCTTCAAACGCAACTAATAATGTTGCAGCAAGTGGCGTAAGAAGCACAGCAATAGTTCAAGGTGCATTAGGATTTTTGAGTAAAGCACTGTTACATTTTGGACTAGCTTACGCTGTTCTGATGTTTTCTAAAGGTGATTTTAGCGACCCATTACGAGAATCAATTAATAAATCTACCGCAGATATTAATAAACATTTAAATCAAGTCAGGTTAAATATTGGACAAACCACCGAAGCGTTTAATAAAGCTACTAAATCTGTAGAGAAACTTGGTAATACTATCACTGATGCTTTACCAGCTAAAGGGGTGCAACTGGATATTAGAAGTCTTTGGGGTGGTGGTGATTACAAATGGGACGACGCGGTACGGGATACTAACGCAAAATACAGACCAGGTAGTACAGGTGCAATTGCAGGTCCAAGCGCAATGGATGTTCTTGGTCCGGTGGCTTTGGGGCTTGGTGGTGCTGCGGTTGCCTACGTGACTGGTGCTAAAATATTTGCTACAGCTATAACGACAGCAGAAACTACTATAGCTGCAATAAAAGCTGCTCAACTCGCTAAAGCAGCAATTTCTATTCCGTTGATGGGTAGAATTGCTATGGCGATCGCTCCCATGCTTGCTTCACCTATTGCGCCTATTGCTTTAGCAGTTATTGGCTTTGCAGCTGCCATAGGACTGGCTACAGTGGCATTAGATGCGTTTGCTCCTAAGATTACTGAAGCGCAATTAAACAACACAGAAGAAAAAGGTGGGTTGCCAGAAGAAATTAAACAGATTATTAACGCTAAGGAAGTTGGTGAAAGGCTAGATTCTGCATCTTTGCAAGTTATTAAGCTTTACAAAGATCAGCAACTCAGCAACCAAAGATTAAAAGAGTTTATGGCTTCAATTGGTTTAGACGGGAAAACCCCTTACAGCTTTGTTGCCCGACCAGTTGTACCCATGACACAGGAACAGAAGGAACAATTTGAAAGTGAGACCCCTGTACGAAACATTACTAAGCGTATAGAAGACACAAAAGCGTCACTTCAAGGATTAGAAAATGTAGGAACTACAGAAACAGAAAAGTCAAAAGCAAGATCCAAAGAAGGGTATAAAACAGTCCAAGAAGAGCTTACTCAATTGGAGAAAGATAAGCTGTTGATGCAGATATCTTTTATGGCTAATTATGACAATAAGCCAAGAATGAATGCAATTGATAAGCAGATTAAAGATAAAGAAAAAGAGATAGCAGATTCTTATAAAGATAGTAGGAATTTTGACTATACTTATACTACAGACGGATTTGGTGGAGCAAGTATAGGTCGTAACATTAAAGCAGACGAATTAACAAAAGAGTTAGAGAAACTACAAAAAGAAAAAGCCGTTTTACAAACAAATATTAACGCTTCAGCAAAACGCAGAGTTAACTATGATGCAATTAAGAAAATTGATGTTGACATTGAAAAAACCGCTGCTGAATTTGTTGAAGCTAGTAATCAATTAGCAGTCAGCCCTAATGACAAGCTACGCAATAAAGCAGGGTTAGCAAAAGAACGTATCGCGCAGCTACAAAAACGAAGACAGAAATTAGTTGATGAGTTTGGCGATCCTACACCAGCAATTAAGCAAATGCTGGAAGTAACCAAGAGGGAAATAGAGAAAACTTTATCTGATTCAAGCATCCTTCCTCAGCAAAGGACGGTGACAGTAAAGGAATTGAGGAAAACACAGGAGACACTTGAAAAGTCATTAGCAGAAGCGGAAAAGTTCAGCATTGCACCAATAGCTGACACAATGTACACTCAGGCGGTCGCAGCACTTAAAGACAATGAAGTTAAGTCCAATGTAGACATCAGTAAAAATAAGATTGTTTCCAACCAGTCACAAGCTAAACTTTACGGAACTACTTTGACATCTCAGCAAATTGCGCCGGGTTTATCTGACAGACAGATTGCAGATTTGACCTTTCAGCAAAAAGTATTAGAGCGTTCTTTGAAAATCAAGGAAGATAGCTTAAAGAAACTCCAAATAGCTGCCGCAGGAAGCCCAACTAACTTATCTCAAATACAAGAGGAAATTACCAAGCTTCAGCAGGAAATAGCGAAGGATAAGGAACAGGTAAGCCAAAATACTTTAGAAATTATTAAGGCGCAACGAGAAGCTAGACAAGCGTTAATTGACCAGACTAAGCAAGTAGCAGAATACTATCGGACATCTTTAAGGGAGTCCCAAGCTGCTACTATTGAGTTTGATAAAGCTACCAATAACATTAAGTCTCAACAGTTTGCTATTAAGCTGAAACAGGCTTTGGTTGGGGCGGGAAATAATATCTTTACCAACTTTATTGACAGTGTGATTGGGTTGTTCCAACAATTAACGGAAATTGAGAACTTACGCTTAGACAGGCAAAAACAGAAGTTAGACTATGAGAACAATATACAGGACATCCTGATTAAAGTCACGGAAATGCAGCGTAGTCTACCGGGTAAGATTGTACCTTTTAGTCTTGATCAGATTCGTAACTTTGACAAGCAACTAGGAACTGTTAACAAGAGTGTTTCAAGTATTAACAAAGAAATTAACAATGTTGCAAATGGCATAGGCGTAAGCGCAGTTAATTCTACAATTAACCTCAATAAAGCTTTACAGGATCTCCTCAAGACCTTGCAGGATATAAATAAAAATCCATTAAATCCTGCAATGCAACCATTTAATAACCCATCAAATCCTGCAACGCAAGTACCTGTTAATGGTAGTGGCGATCCAAATGCAATTTTATCTATACCTCAAGCTAGTCTACCCACATCCACCCCAGTAGCTAATGCGACTAAAGAGATGTTAGTGGCTGGACTTATGTCAGATATGGGTATGGGTTATACTCCTTATTCTCAAGTCACTAAGCCAAAACCAAAGTTACCAGATAATGCTTTCTTGTCACCGATTGTGGGCAAGAGTCTTTCTAACATCATTAATACTAAATACCGACATGAGGATTCCTTTGGGAAGACCGGAGGGATTCGGTTTAATCAGAATATTGGGGTTGGTAAAAATACCAATATTCAATCTTCTGTAACTGGTATGGCTACGCTTATTGGTAATACTTTGGAGATTATCAAACAAACCAAAGGTGGTACTATTAAGCTGATTTATGAAGGGTTGAATATTCCCAGTGTTAAGAAGAATTTGAAACTCAATGATGGTGGTTCAGTTAATATCAACGCTGGGCAGTTAATTGGGAATTTAGCAGGGAATAACTTTAAGTTCCGCACAGAAATCAATTCTTCTAATATGGACCCATTAAAGGTCGTTAGGGATATTGAATATAAAAGATTAAATGCTTTCCAGAGAGTGGCTAGGTTCTTTGATCAGCCAAACGAGGCTGTGACAAATTTAGGTTTATTGCCAGAGCCAAAGCCGGTAGCAACATCTTCTACACCGTCTACACCACCCGTTAACCGGGCTATTAATTGGGTCAAGGGATTCATAAGAGAGAATACCCCTGAACCCGTTAAGCGAGTCATCCTTAATACAAAGAATTTTGTTAATAACGTTAACGTACCTAAAATTGATTATGCTGATCCTCGCAGTGGTGGACTTTATGGTGGCGTGACTGGGATTATAGAATTTCTACTACCTGGTACTGGTAAAAAGCCGACACCAACTAACTCAGGTAAAAGCGGTAGTGGAACTAACTCAGGTAAAAGCGGTAGTGGAACTAACCCAGGTAAAAGCGGTAGTGGAACTAACTCAGGTAAAAGCGGTAGTGGAACTAACCCAGGTAAAAGCGGTAGTGG